TGTGCGTTTGTAGACCCGCAGTGCTGTGCGCTTCTGCGTGTTGGTGTAGGAACGGTTCATAATGGAATCCTCCAAGATTCCGTCCGCATCCCCTTTTGACCCTTAACCCCTAAAACGCCACCCGTTCGGGCAAAACAAAAAGGACGCTCACTTTGTATCAAAATGAGCGTCCTAGTGGTGGAGCTGCCGGGATTCCATGAATTTTAGGCATTCGCGCAGGTAGTCGGCTTCGACTTTTGCGATGCCCGACTTTCGTGCCAAATCCGTGCCAAGCCAAAGCGCGCCTTACAGGTATCTACGTATATATTGCGTTCGCACCTATGCTCTAGGCATGAGCAATAAAATCAGTATCCACACCGACTACGAGACATGGACCGGCACCCCTGCAGAGCTTCGCGACATTTTTGACTGCTCCGCCGACCCCGATGCTTCACGCTGCGACTGAGCGGCAGCTGATTCGCTACGAGCAGCCTTTCCCGCAGCCGATTCTGCAGCTTGCTGCGACTTTTTAGCAGCCTCAGCGGCCGGCAGCGTTGCGCTCTCGGCTTCCTGGACTTTTCGCAGTGTCTCATCAAATGCTGCCTTGCCCTCGGCTACTGCCTGCGCGTCGCGCTGCACCTGCTCACGGAGTCTATGGTGCTCAGCGGATAGTGGTATATGTACGACGCCTTTGCCTGAGGTGACCTCCATCCATGCTCTGCCGGTGCGGACGAGATCTTCATCATCGACGAATACGCCGGTGAATTTGCCTTCGAATGCGGGTTCCTCGATTCTCATGCATCCCTCCTATTTTTGGTGATAGTGGGATGGTTTCATGGGGTGGTGTGCGGTCAGATGGAAAGATTTTTACCTAATCGACTTGCACTATTTTAGTATCTCATGATACTATTTGCTTGTAAGCAAAAGAGGGGCCGCAACCCCACAAGCCAAAGGAACACGAAATGACCACAGCAGCTCAAGCAAAATTCATCACCGACCTCCGCGACGAATGCAGCCTCGCCAACCGTGAAGCAGTCACCAAGAACATCGAGAAGTTCACCCAGTGGGCCGGCCGCAAAGTACAGCTCCAAGCAAAGCGTGAACTAATCAACCGTGACGGCGACATTGAACGCCTCGACAATGTCGCCCCAAGGGTCACCGCCGCCATCACCGAGTGGGCAACCGCTAAAGCCGATCTCCGCGACTGGGCCATCACCGTCAACCTCGCCACACTCACCACCGAAGAGGCATCCCACCTCATCGACACTCTCAACGCACCTAGCGGCATCCTAGCTCTCAATGCGGCATCCCTCCCCCAAGAGTGGCTCATGGACGATAGCCTCGCAGCAATCTTCGAAGAAATCGTAGACTCGATCGTCACAGAATCAATGGCGGAAGAAGCTGAGGAAGAAACCGAAGAAGCAGCAGATGAGGTTCACCCCTATTTCATCGGCCAGGCACAAGACATACTCACCAGGGCACACGCCCCAGAAACCACCGACCACATGCCACTAGCTCAGTGGGCACAGGAAATGAAAACCTCCGGCGAATACCAGGATAACCCCCGCGCCATTGTCGCAGAGAACGGCAGCATCGTCTGTATGGCCACACGGCGCGGAGGGCATGGTACAAACGCCTACTACATCGAGGACACCGAGCAGACCCGGCAATGGGGCATCGCTAACCGCGTCATAGATATGAGCCTCGGCACGATCAAGCGCGCTATCGGCATGAAAGTCATCGAGGTATCGGCTTCCAGTGTGTGCCTTGGAGCAGGCAAGAAGGCATAGAAAATGCCCCACCATGTGGTGGGGCGCACCCTGCTAGTGCAGGGAATGTTGAGCTTTAACATCCCGGTAGAGATATTAAAAGGGCTCACCCCCGCTTAGTGCGGGGATAGTTAGTAGATTACATCAAGACTTGGAGAATGTCATGAAAAAAGTTCGTTTCCTCAAAGCTGGAACCATCGAGGGGAAAACCGTTGCAGCGGCAGCACGCAAAGTCTATGGCCGCAAGGTGGATGTGAAGCGGAACCCAAACCCTTCATCCGCCGAGTGGGGCATGGTTATTTCCCCTGCTGCGGAGTCCCACGAGTTTAACGTTCATGACAATGTCATCAGTGTGGAAGAGTTTGATGCTGGTGATGCTGACGGTTTAGAGGAGGTGCGTGATCTTGGTGGGAGGATCAAGGTCGCTAAGGAGATGTTGAAGGGGTTAGAAGATGAGATGAAGGAGTTGTTGACGTCTTCGGAGATGGAGGAATTTACGGATTATGCGTTGGCGAAGGCTTCTGGGTATTTGGCGCCGAGGGTGCGTCGGATTAGGGACGGCAAATAATTTCCCCAATCGACTTGCACTATTTTAGTATCTCATGATACTATTTGCTTGTAAGCAAAAGAGGGGCCGCAACCTCCATAAGCCAAAGGAACACATCATGGTCAACACAGGAACCTGCAAGTACTACCTCGGAATCGTCATGCTAGCGGAAGCCGTCTACCTCCTCCGCGCCTGCGATAACCACGCAGCAAAACGCCCCGAAGGTGAAACGCAACGAGAAGCTATCTTATGGGCGGAACGCTACGCCCGTGGCCTCGCCCTCCGTGAAGCTCTCAACGTCGAAGGCAAAGCACGCCACAGCTACATCCCAACAGTCCTGGGCAATGAAGGTTTCACCAAATTCGGACACGATTTCTTTAGCAACGATGTCACCGTGTGGACAGTCGCGGAAATGCTCAGACTCACCGACGACCCTATGAGCGACACCGACAAGAAAACCATCACCGAATACATTCTCGCCCACTACGGCTACACAATCTAGGAGCACATTATGTCAAACGCAGCAGTTATCACCGCCACCATCACCGACCGTACCAACGCCCCGGTCATCCGTAAGCACCTCAAAGACGCTCTCCTCACATGGCACCAATCAACACGGCAGTGGGTGCATGTATCCCCGCTGGGGGCGATGGAAACCCGTACGATCCTTGAGGATGTGAAAAAGATCAAGGGTATCGAATACCAGATTCTTTCCTCTGAGCAATGGCAAGAAATTTTAAAGAATTCCTAAGCCTCACACTTGACACATAAGGTAACACCGCAAATAACCCATAGGGCTGGCCACTTGGATTAGCCAGCCCTGTGCGCCTCCACAAAACCATGATCACCATTAAAACCGATCACTTCGCATGGTCGGGCACCCGCGAAGAGCTACGCCAGCAGTTCATTGAGCTTATCCCGCAAATTCCCGATGACGGCAAACTTTTAGAGCTTGCAGCCGTAGCCCTCGACTGCCAGACACTCGACCTCATCATGGAACACTCATGAGAATAAAAGACCTCCCAAACCCCTGTTTATCCAGCCTTTTATGAAAGGCCCCGATGATGCCCCAGTACGCCCCACAGTAAGAAAGCTATAAAACGCAAAAAGTGCCCCCTACCAGCTTTTATACCGGTAGGGGGCTTATTTTAGAAGTCTTGTTCGAGTTCGTCAGGGACTGGGTGCATAGTACGAGAATCAGGAAAGCTCAAATGCAAAGTCCGAATGTAGTGGATCGCCACATAGTAGCGGCTTTTCCACACCTCCAGCTTTTCCCGCAGCTCCCCCACCTCCACCTCTAGCTTGGAGATCAAGACATCCCGTTCTTTCAGCTGGGCGTTCGTCCAATCTTTCATCTCCTGCACATAGGCCTGCCACTCAGGGCCTTTGGCCTCCACCTCAGCAGACTCCTTTTGGGCGCGTGCTGTGACGCGGGCCGTGAAATAGCCGATGATCGCGACCAACCCACCACCGAGCAGAAAATTCAGAATCGGGCTAGTCAATTCCTCCACGGGGGTCCTCCCTCCGATCACCCAGATCAATCCGCACAGTGGGGTAGGCGCGCGAAAACGCCCACAACACCAGCAGCGAGGTTGACCCATAGCTAATAGCGGTCACCCACGCCCTAGGGGACTCCCCAATCAGCGTCTGCCACGTAAAAGACAGACACCACGCGGCATGCATAGACACCACCAGCCCCACCGCTATAGGTATGAGCCTGTGGCAAAAAATAGCCACGACCAGCATAAACGCAATAACAGCCCACACCCCACCCCACACCATCGGGGTGGTTAGTGATTCCAGCCAGTGCACCGGACGACGCTGCTGGTCCACCTGCCACGGCGCATACGACCACGCCCGTAGCGTCGCAGAGGTCGCCAACACCAGCAGACCAGCACGCGTAGAGCGCACCGCCCTACCAAGAAACCCCATACCAATCACCCCTGTGGGTAGATAGATCCGAACGGCGCGCCGGGTGTTTCTAGCTTCGGTTCGTCGCCCCGTGCGGTGTTATTAACTACGTTTTGTACAGCCTCGGATAGGTGGTCAATCTTCTTGAGCGCCGCATCAAGATCGCCTTTTGTGGTCTTGTCATCAGACCCCTCGTGGGTCTTCGCAGACGCAAGCGCCAAAGACAATGACGCGAGCACACCGATAATCGAATCGAGGTTTGCAGTCACCCCGTCTGCCTGCTCTTGGGTGATGATCCCGAAAGCAACGGCCGCACCGAGCGCCACGGCTAGCACACCGTAGATGAGCTTGCGCTGAACCCATGTGGACTTAAGATTAAACTTTTTCACAGTTATTTTCCTTCCAGTTGTGCGTTGATGCGCTTAATGGCTTCGCTTTGCTCAAGCTGGGCGAAAAACACCATGACCAGCATTTCTACGAGCGTGAGTGAGCCCTTTTCGGCGAGCTTTTTCTCAGCAATACCCTTGAGGCTGGCCATGTCCCAGCCGTTGAATGTGGGGTTGCCTTTGTTGTCGCGGCCCGCACCTGCGAGCTGCTCAAAAGTGAGTTTCTGTAGATCAATATCCATATGTTTTTCCTGCTTGATTCGGATTTTTGTCTTTGAGTAGGCGTACCCCTTGGGGACGATCAGCGTGCAGAATTGATCGAAGCTGATCCAGTATCCGTAGGGGTAGAAGCCCGAGTCGGCGATCCAGAGTCTGCGGCCGCCCGCATCGGAGTAGCCCATGACAGCGATGTAGTGGTAGATGGTGCCGCCGGAGTAGGCGGGGTGGATCGTCGACGGGGGAACGGCCTTGGGGTAATTCGATGGTGGGGCCACGATGTTCGCGATGACACCACGACCGGCGTTAATTGAGTTGGTGAGCTCACCCCAGATGACGTTCTTTGCCTCTTGATTGGGGTATGCACCTACGTCACGGTGAGTGTATTCCCCACCCTCGATAAGGGCGTTGAGCACTGCTGGGAATTGCCCAATGTAGTCGGTACCGTTGATTGTGGTTCCGAGCTTCCTAGCCAGCTCAGACTCGCGGACCATCCTCCCCGTAGCCGCTGCCACCACGGTCTGAGTGGATGCAGGACCACAGTAGTAGCCGGTGTCTTGTGTGATTTGTGAGCGTGGGTAGTCGAGGACTTTCTCCACGACCGCCTCCTTTCTACTATTGAAAAGTGCCTGTAGGCGGGTGACATCACCGCGAAACGCGTTAGCATCCACGCCACGCACCCAGCCGGATACCAGCGCAGACGACGCGTACTGCCACAGCTCAACGGGGCGCCCACCCATGGGCTTATCCCACTGGGGGTGCCGGTCGCCGCCATACAATTCGGTGTGTGGAAGCGTGCTGGTGCGTGGATATGCGGCACCCCACAGGTGTGTAAATTCGGTGGTGTCGCCACCGTGCTGCTGCCACCACGGCCAATAGGAATAAACCCCCAGCACCGTGATCCCAGCAGCCTCAAAGAGGCGCTTCACTTCGCGGATATGCCCCATGGTCAGCCCCGCGTTTGTCTCGCAGTCCAGCCATATCGGTAGCCGCCAGCGATCCCCCATCACAGCTAGGGCCGTATCCACCTGTGCTTTTAGCGTGGATCCCTCGCTGGGGTTACGTAGGTAGGTGTAGGCGGCGAGAGCTGCGGTACTCCTACGCGCATCATCCACATGTGAGCGATAACAGTGATCCCTATAATCGCCGTCATTTGTCCGTATGATCACGAAAGACAAGTCGGATTCACGCACCGCACGCAGCAGGTTCATCCCCGACTGGTGTTCGGAGACGTCTATGCCAAATAGCGTCAATTTTTATGCTCCTTGGGCATACAGAAAGCCCCCACCTCGGTTGGTGAGGGCATAAAAATGCACCCTACGTGGGGCGCTTAGTTAGTCGAGTCGCTTCCATCCGTCGGGGTAATCCCTTGGGGAGTAGGTGTTCATGTCTATGAGGCTTTCATAGACATGCCCCTCGAATCGGATTTTCTTGCCTAGTGGGTAGGCGTCATGCTGACCGGTCGGCTGCTTAAAATCCTCTGCGTCATTAGGTTCTTCCCATGCGTCATCCTCCCCGAATTCTTCTTCTGGGGTGGCCTCCTCATAGAAATGACCGATTAGGGTATCTGGGGTGTGAGTCGGGTCTAGGGTCTCCACATCACGGGTGACCCTATAAAGCTTCCCGCCATGCGTGGTGAATTGGCCCTCGTGCAACTCAATTCCAGCTTTCCATGGGATCGGGTTCTTTGCGGTGCCGGCCTCCACCTCATGCCCTTGCTCATCCGTGATCTTGGGTAGCGGGGTGATGTCCAGCCAGATTGTGGGTAGTACACCCTCACCGCCTGGCGTCCAGTGATTCAACCCGTCGAATTGTGACTGATAGATTTTTTCCCCGACGCGCACAATGTCACCCCTGCGATACATGGACGCATGATCCACACCGGGATTTGCCCACTCTGGGATGTCGGATACATCCTCCGGCAGCTTCTCTGGGTCGGTGAGCGCGTCCGGCTTCGTCAATTTGCCCTCATCCTGTAGGGCTTTCACTACCTCAGCCTGTGCAGCGTTCACTAGGGGTGTGGCTTTGCGACGGTTGTATTCCTCACCACCAGCCCACCGGAGTAAAATATCAAAATCTAGGTCTTCAAGTCCCATAATTTCTTTTTTAAGGGTCACTAAAGTCATAAGAATCTCTCTTTTCTAATTGTTCTTCCACTGGTAGACGGCGACAAGTCCGCCCCTTGAACCATCATCGCCTAGTTGCCCTGACGAGCTGTCGCTCGATCTACTGCCACCGGAACCACCTTTTCCTAGCCCAAAATTTGGGATACCTACACCCCCGACGATATGCACTCCCCTAGGCTGTCCTGCTGTTGATAACGAATCAAAAGTCGTCGCCTCACCAGGTCTAGCGGTATTGCCAGTTCTGCCTCCATACCCCCACCCGCCTCTGCTGCCAGCCCCTGGAGTTAAAAACCCACCGATCACGCCACTAGGTACGATAATCATCCCACCATCTGCACCCTTTTCCCCGTTGTATCCGTTATCGTTTCCGCCGCCTTGACCGCCCTGTCCACCACCATAGATTGCGATAGACAGCACATCTGTAGGGATAAAAGCAGACGATAACCACGGGCCCTCAGCCCTGACAACTTCAGCAGCCATGTTGTTTTTTAGACAGACGTCCTCCTCAAGATTCCCCCACCAACTATCATATCCAATCCTATAAGCGTAAAAACTGCACCCATTTTGGGTGGCTGCAATCTCCCCCTTGGAAAAAGCGGTTTCACCTTTCGTGAAAGCACCGCCATTGCCAACATCTTTTTTTGCAACGGAAACCCCAACAGCATTAAACACTTCTGCCTGAATCCAGTAGCCATACCATTGCTTTCCCATGGTGAGCTTCACCGCGACCGGATCAGAACTTGGCAAGTCCAATACCTCAGACATCGACTTTCCCTTCACGGATATTGAAGAAATCGTCAAGGTCTTATCCGACCGTACCGCAGAAAACACTTTCCGCTGCCCCTGTGCGAGCGTAAAATCCGCTCTGCTTCGCATCAAAACCCACGCAATACAGGTATTCTCCCAATTAGAATCCAACGTTGACGTGTTCTGCGTGGCGGGGATATATGAGCAAAAAACATTTTCACGGCGCGAAGCCAAATATGATTCCATAATCAGCCCACACCACGGGGCAATATCAGCAGAAATCCTAGGCCAGATTTTCTTCCCCCGATACCACACAGCACGAATACGACGTCCCCCATGGCTCACGCGCCTAATATCTTTCATGGAAGTCATTAGGCCTCCTCAAAATAAATCACATTAGGGTCCTGACTGGATGGCAGCTTCGAGACGACCTCAATCCGCTTCGCAGGGATTTGTGTTCTCAGCGCCGCAACCTCAGATCGCAGCGCCGTCACATCATTCAATGCTTTGAATACTCCCGTATTCCTGATCGTACTATCAACATACTTTTTAGTAGCCGCATGAGTAGGTATCGTAGGATCAGCCACCTTCAATGTTCCATCAGTCCAACGCTTTGCTACTGTGCTAGCAGTCGCGTTAGTATCGGCCTTTTCACCGCCCATACCACCTGATTGTCGCAAAAGTTCTATGTCCCGCTGATTCTGCTCAATCAGATTTTTCTGCTCCAAATGCCCCTTAGCCAGAGTGCTATTAGCGAGCTTAAGTTTACTAATCTCACCATCCACATAACGCTTCGATGTTGCAGACGTAAATTTTACCGGATCTGTCGCAACCTGCACACCGCCATATTCATCACGCTGCACAATCGTATCAGCGTCAGCAGAACTTGATATTTTCTTCTCAGAAAAATCCTCAAGACCCTTAATATCGCTCACGCTATGCTTATGCGCCTCAGGTGGGAACTGAGACGGTTTTCCCTGCAGCTCAGCCCACGTATTGACCGGCTTCGGGATAGCCCTGATCTTCTCATCCACCGCACTTAAATCAGCCTTAGCGTCGATCTCACCACGCAAATCCACAGACAGCATGCTCTTTTGCACACTATCGGGCTTAATCCCCACGGTAGCGAACTCCGCAGCCCGACGCGCCTCATCACGAGCCTTTTCCGCACCAGTTCTAGCTTCCTTTGCCCCATTCAGAGCATCCGTCACACCAGACCTAGCAGCCATCGCCCCCTGCTCATGAATAGCAGCCTGCTCCACAGACTGAGCAGCCGCCTTCACATGCTCCCCCGCCGCCTGTTCCGACACCAACGCCTTATCACGCGCCAGCTCCGCAGCCCTCTGCGCCGCACCAGCATCACCAGCATGCCCCTCAGCTATAGATGCATGCTCACCAGCAGTCTTTTCCGACTGAGCAGCCCCCTCAGCAGAAACCCCCGCCTTTTGCACAGCCTCGTGCATTTTCTGCACTGCGGAATCCGTATCAGCCCTCACACCACGAGCAGCCTCCAAATTCTCCGCTGTCTCATTCGCAAGCTCAGCCAGACGATCATGCACATCAGGGGCAAAATCCTTAGCGTCTTCCACCGCCTGGCGGAGAGTCCTAGTCCCCTCACGCACCAGCAGCGGGATCGCCTCACGCGTCATACCCGCAGGCCCAACCAGCAACAGCACACCAGCCCCCGGCGCGATATCCGCCGTGAATTCGCCGGACTCATCGACGATGACGCGTACCGGCTCGTCCACGATAAGGCCTGTGGTGCTGGGGCGTGTGGATGGTGGTCGTAGCCAGACTTCCCGCACCGCAGATGGGGTGCTGGTTATTGTCTCTAGTTTTCCGGTTATTTTAGTCATTAATATAGTCCTCGCTTTCTGCGCTCCTCGGTTAGGATCGCTGAGAAATCAGCGGTCGGAATTACCAAAATTGAGGCCGAAACATAGTTTTCTGCCCAGCCCACAGACCCTACGAAATCGCGTTGTGCTGGGGTTAGGGTCGCCGTGACGCTGTATGAGTACTGTGCGAGCGCGTCCACGCGAGCGTTCATAATTACTGAGACTCCGCTGAGATGCTCAGTGTCCGTGAGTTCGAATGAGATTTGATTCCTCTTTGGGTATTTCACTGTCACCGGCCCTAGGATGAGCGGATCATAGGTGCTGATGGTGCCAGAGATAGGCTGCTGGAGTTGTGAGACTCTTCGTAGTGCCTCGTTTTGGGCGGCCAGTTCATTGATCTGCCGCGTTTGGAATGTGTCCAGTTGGTCTTTTTGCTGCCGCCATTTCGCCAGAGCATCATCAGCGGTTTCCTGCGCAACTGCCGCTTTGGTATCTGCTTTAGCGGCAGCCGCACCAGCCGATACAGCCTGCTGAGACACCACGCCGAGCTTTGACGCAGCCTCCCTGCGCTCCGCCGCGATTTGTGCGAAAATCTTCTCCCGCGACGACCTCAATGCCGCCGCGTCCGCGATCGGCTGACCTCCCACGTGCACGCGCCATCGCTCCACTGATCCCCGCTCCGCCGCAATATCAATCGCGGTCACAGGCAGATCAGGAAGCCTTTTTCCCCACAACATCACATCCACGAGATCGTCCTCGTGGAAATCCACACCTGGCTCATAGATTCCTAGGCCATCGGTGGTGATGTCTTTTTCGAAAAAGAGGTTGCCCTCGATACGTTTTTCTGCGGCGTCAAGCACCTGCTCTGTATCGGACGTTGACAAGGCATAATCAATCTCCCCAGACTTTTTCGCGACCATCGTCTGTGACGAATCGGCGCGCACACCGCGTAGGTCAAAACGCCCTTTCGGCAGGTCCTCCGGCTTGTAAAGGAATCCCTCTGCCATGCGAGTATCCGACTGGTCTTTTAACGAAACATCACTCGGTAGCGTCACGTCCCAGCGGCCCCACACGAAGGAGCCGATCTGGCGGCCTACGGTGATTTCGCCACCATCGGCACGCAAAATAACATCACTCACTGCTGTAGCACCTCCACGACGACAGTCGGCCTAGATAATTGCAGCCCCTCAGGCTGTGGGTCCTCAGGAAGCCACATAAAACACCGGATCACACAGCCAGCCATTGCAGCGGGGGCAGAAATCTCCTCCCAGATACTGCGATCCTCCGGCCTGATAATTAGCTCCGGCGACGGCTTCCCCGTACTAGTGTCAGCGACCTGAATCGGATGATCCGCCACCTCAAAGGCCTTATATGTTGCTTGCAACGACTCCTTGATTAGCCTCCGAATCGTCACATCTGCGGGGCCTTGCACGCTGAATCCGTCAGCGACTGCAGCCATTTTTAGCCTCGCTAAATACCGAGGCTTCGAAAACTGGGATCCGAAATCGCCCACAGCGCGAGTAAAAGACCCCCCAACTTGACCGGGGATAGACCAGCACGGCATAAACCCAAGCTCGGTCAACATGTCAGTTCCATGTACTTGTAGAACACGCGGCGCAATAGGATCACTAGACGACGCGACGACAAACATCACGCGAAAAACTTTTCGTAGCCCCTGCCGTTCCACGGCGATAAATCGTGTCGCCGAATTCGCAGGCACAAGACGACCCTCAGCATCCACCTTCCCAAGGCCATCAGCTACAAGCTCATCCACGCACATGTGCACGACCCCCTGCGGTGACGTGATCTCAAAATCACCCTGAAAAGACTCAGGGCTCATGCGCGTAGTCGGCGCATGAACCCTGATATACGGTGGCATGTCACAAATCGGAACCCCATCCTCAGACAGCAATCCGACCCATTCGCCGCGATCCTCAATCACCTGACGGCGATGCCTCGCATGCGCGACCCAATCAAACCCCACGAGAAAATCACCTCCACATGCTCAAAAAACCGAGACGCCACAAAAGATCAGCCCCCTCAGGAACCGAAAAAACCCGAGACACACCGGGCGGGATGTCCTCAGGTAATGCTTGGCCCCGAACCTTGAGCCAAGTCTCGCGATCCAATACCTCTTGATCGTCGACGACGGCAAGACTTTGATCGATCCCGAGAAGTAGATTTCTGGGCTGGGACACCGCGGGGAGGGTGAAAGTCGCTCCAGAGGGTAGTGTTACCTTCCCCCCAGCCCCCTTCCACCTGATTTTTGGGGATACTGGAACATCACCATTATTCGTCACAGTGACGTTATTATTTCCATGCACCCAATTCGACCACCACGCCCCATCATCAATCACCACCGAAACGTCAACATACAGCTCTGAGACCTCGGCGGGTTCGCATGCAGGGGATTCAATTTCCGCCGCGAGCCGCAATGACCCAAACCGAGGCCCCCGCAGCTTCGAAGAAACCATCAAAACCGCAGGGGCATGAGTAGAAAAACTCCCCACGAATTCATCAAAGATCGCGGCGCAATCCCCCGACGTGTCGTAGATATTCAGCGGCAGGGTTCCCTCAAGGGGGCCGTGCTCAACACCAAAAAAGCGCTGCCCCACAGCCCCCACAGCCTGCGACACCAACGGCGACGGAGTCCCCACCAAACCACTGATACCACCCTCACGGAGAAACACCCCGCGATCTTTCTTCTCAGTCAGATTCCACTCGACCCCAGAGGGGGTGAGAAGCGTGATCTGTTTAACCGCCGGCTCCGGAAGATTAACCTTCAACAAAACCCATCACCCCTTTCCATTAGACGTCTGCACCCTGACGGGCGCGTGAATAATCCTGAGCCGACATGCCATCGCGCTTCACATTGAACTCCACATCAGACAAGCGGCGATCCATCTCATCAACGAACTTCGACAGACGAGAATCCGCAGGCTCACCACGCAAATCAATATTGAATACCCGCTTACCCGCACCATCGCCGCCGCCGAGAAGCTGATTCGTGCGCCGCGCCTCAGCCACCAACGCGTCACGAGCGCGAGCAGCTTCAGCCGCTGCCTCAATCAGTGCGGAACGCTGACGAGAACCCTCCTCAGACTCCACACGCTGCCGGTTAATGTCAGCGACATTCAGTTCGGAGTTGAGAGCTTGCTTTCCAATCGCATGCCGAGCATCCAACGCCGCCCGCTCCGCAGCGAGACGCGCCGAATCCATCGCGTGCTGCGCAGTCATACGCTGTATCTCAGCCTGATGGTGACGCTCCGTGACCTCTTGGAAGTGCTTTTGGTAGTCCATCATCGACCCCATGGTCGCACTAGTAAACGCACTGCCAAGCTGATTGCCAGCATCAACCCACTGCGAATTGCCGGTGGCTACCGTGCCACCGACGCCTACCGCGCCGCCAAGCACACCACCTGCGATACCAAGGCCTAGGCCAGCGCGGGCCCCAGGTGTGGAGTTCCTCCACGCCTCCTTGAAATCACCGTGATTTGCTTTCGCAGCCCCAATACCACCAACGATATCTTTAATGCCACCTATTGCACCTGCACCAGCTGTGACAGCCCCGAGGACATTCCCCGTCGCAAGCGACGCAGCACCAGTGAAAAGCCCACCTATAAATTTGGCGATACCACCAAAAATTCCACCGATACCGCCGAGGAATCCCTGCGCTCCACGGGCCTGATTCGAGGTCATACCGTAGAGCCGCTGGGTCTCATCCTGCAGCTGCAGCGTCATAAGCCGCAGGTTATCCGCCGCCTGTGCCTGCGCCATCGTCGCCTCAGCGACCTTTAGGCGTGCGGACTCAGCAGCATATTCGGCCTCGAGATTGTCGAGATTCGCTTTAGCACGAGCTGCCTGCAAAGCCCATTCCGCCGCCTCCACCTCACGGGTATTAGCGACGAATGTGGCACCGAGTGCTTCCATCGACTGTGCGCCCGTGATACGGAATCTATCGACAGCACGACCGAGGCCATCGACCCCCGTCGTGGTCAGCGTCAGGTGCCCGCGCTGCGCCTTAGCGAGATCATCCTCAGCTTTCGCCACAGAGATAAGCCCTTGCATACGCACGCGACGCATATCCCACTCAGCTGTACGTAGCTCATTCGCTGCCTTCACTCCTGAGATACGCAGCATGATCTGCTGCTGCTGTAGCTTGCTGATTTCTTCGCGGGTCTTTTCGACCTGTTCCGCAAAGCGCGCAATCTCACCGAAAAACGCTGAAACCTGCTTAAACGACTCTGCAATACCGTTAAGGAACTTGGTTGCTACTTCACCTGCTGCGGTGATCCGAGCTGCAACCACAGTCCGTTCAGCGGCTTCCAGTTGCAGAGCGGCGTTAGCCGACTTCTCACGAATCTCATTGAGCTTCTTGAGGGCATCAGCTTCTTTTGCGGAATCCCCAGATTTCTTAGCCTCTGCATATTCACGCTCAGCGTCAGTAATCGCAGTGGCCTGCTCGGCGAGCTGCTTACGAGTATCGGCAAGACCCTTTTCAGCATCCCTCACTACATCAGTATTGGATAGGAATCCGCCAAGCGCATTCCCGAGTGGCTTCATAGCATTAGCCGCAATCGTCTTCCACGCTGGGACAAGCTGCAGCAGCGCCGTGCCGATCTTGTCCAGCCCGCCGAACTCGGGCTTTGCTAGAACTCGCTCCGGAGTGCCAGAAAGGTTGACGGCTACACCGCCGTGGGGGAGCCATCCGCCGGAATCGTAGAGTCCGAGGGATTTCTTCGAGGCCTCCCACAGCTGCTGTGCAGCACCCCACGACACCTGAGTACCGTTGCCCATTTTCGCACCGTCTACCGAGGTAGATACTGCCTCCGTCATGCTAGAGCCAGAATTGCCGGCCAGTGGGAGATGATAGATATCCGTGTACTGGGGGTGGCGTGATCCGGCAGCGCCGCCGCCGATCTGGCCGTTACCGCGACCACCGCCCATCTCGACGTTAACGACGGAGCCGTCAGTGCCGAAGATGCTGCCGGAGGTATGTCCGCCACCGGGGCCACCGTTCAAGAATCCGATCTCGTAGGCGTTTTTACCGCTCGAACGGCCGCGCTTGAAACCGATAGAGGTAAGCTGAGCTGCCTCATTCGCTGTAGAAAACAGTCGTGATGTTGTTGCAGGGCGACCCACAGCAAAAAGAGCGCCCTGTCCCTGTGCGCCGGAGCAATCGCCCCAGTTAACACCACCCCAGTTGTAGCGCGCCCCCTCAAGAGAGCGCGCTGCCTGCTGGCCGTTTACATGCTCACCACGGAAGAACCGCAGCAGGTCAGAAGCCCCGACCTGCCCACCATCCTTGTAGCGGGGCAGACCGAGGTCACCCTGCCGGCCATCCAGACGACCAGCATTAATAGCGGTCAGCAACCCAAGGTTCTTCGCCGTCGCCTTGCGATTCACCACAAATTCGCCAGGCTCCACTTTCGCAACGGGGATTCCGCTTGCGGTCACGCCAAGGATCGGATCGCGGACGCTATCAGAGATACCCGGAATCCGTGGCAGAACACCGCCCTCCGCGAATCCCTGTATTTGCCCACCACCACTATGGCCGTTGATACGACCGGAGGCGGAAGCCGTCGTACTAGTGAAGAACCCAGAGATTTCGTCCTTCTTATTGCTGAACCATGAGCGGACTGCCTCCCATTTTTCTTTCAGGCCATTCCACAGCCCCTCGATGATGTTGCGACCAGCGTCCTTGAGCCATTCACCAGCATTAGTGAAAGTCTCCTTGATCTTGCCAGGCATTTCCTTAACCGTCGTGATGACGCGGTCTTTCATCTCCTTGGCTTTAGCAACCGTATCGGTCACCCAGCCGGCGACGATCGCGGCGACACGGGTTACCATGTCCACAAAGAAGCCCTTGATGGCCTCGATGAACTCGCCGGTCTTCGCCTTGACGGTCTCCCACGCCTCGGAAGTACGCTGCTTCGTCCCCTCGAGCCATTCGGAGAAGATCGCCTTGATCCGCTCCACACCCTCGGAGAAATGCCTCTTGATGGCCTCCCAGCCGGCGCGCAGAGTCTCAGGAATCTGAGACCAGTTGCCAGTGACTAGGTCAACGATCACGAGCCACGCGGTCGCAAAAATATCCTTGATGATCTCCCACCCAGTGGAGAACATCGTCTTGATAGACTCCCAGCCGGCGGTGAAATTAGCTTTTAGCTGTTCCCACCACGTCGTGACGATCACGACGAGGCCGTCGAGCATTGATTTAAAGCCGGCGACGAGGTCGCTTCCCATGATCTTGTCGAAGAGCTCTTTAGCCCCATCGATGATCTTCGAGAATGCTTCCTTGAGCCATTCCGCGCCGTTTTTCACCGCCTCGACGAATTTCGACCAAATCTTTTGACCGGTTTCTGTCTTGGTGAAAAACGCTCCCATGATGCCGATCACAGCGCCTACACCGAGAACGATTGCCCCCACGGGGCCGAGTGATATAAGCCAAGCTGCAGCGATCTTTGCCGCCGCGATCATGGCCTTCCCGGCTGTCTTAGCCCACGCCCTGCCGACCTTATGTAGGGCTTTCACATTGGCGATAGAACCGGCGATTGCCTCCTTTTTCGTGGTCAGCCACGCCAGAGTGTGTTTAGCAGCCCCAATGATAGCTTTTCTACCGGAGGCCACCCACTGCACCCCAAGGCCAATGATCAACGGCACCACGATAGGTGAAACAGCCGTGGCAAAGGCAATTAGCTTGCCCTTATTATCTTCTACCCAATGTGCCGCGTCCTGCAGTTTTGCTTTAAAGGATTCGAAAGCGGGGCCGATGTTCTCCATCCCGCGGATCATCAGCTCGATCCCGCCCTTGGTGAAATTAGTGATCGCGGTGGTCGCCGGCTCCAAAGCCTTTTTCATCTGGCCTTTGAAGCGGCCCCATTTTTGCCCAGTGGTCTCTAGCTCACGAGCAAGCCCATTAATGGTATCGGTGGTGACACCAATGTTGTTTTGGAGGTCGTCGACGGACAAAGCACCGGTTTTGACGGCTTCTACAAACTTTCCTGCACCTTTTGTGCCAAAAAGCTTCGCAGACATGTCGATGGCGGCCGCATCGTCACCTTTCGCGATAAATTCTTCGACGGCGCGGGCTGTGTTAAATAGCTCGGTTTGGGGGTCTTTTCCAGCCTTTGCAAAGTTCACCATTGCCTTTGAAAGCGCCCCGACCGTGGCGTCCGCGTCGAGGCCAGCCTTATCTAGCTTACCGATAAGGGCAGCGGATTCTCCCATGTCAAAGCCAAATTGCTTTAGCTGAGGGCCACCCTTTGCAGCGCTGGTAGCAAGGTCGTCGATGGATACACCGGTGGCCTGTGAGACGCGGAAGAGCTGATTTACTGCCTCGGGCATTTCCTCGGCCTGCAGCCCAAACGCGTTTAACGCGGTCGATACTGCGGTGACATCAGCGTCAAACCCCAAATTCTTGAGGTTCTGGAATTGACGAGTGAGTTCCTCCAGCGGCTTGCCTGTCACGCCCAAGCGGGTGTTTAGGTCAGCGAGGGTTGTACCAATTTCGGCAAGTCCGCCCTCAGCGGACACGGTGCCAGACACATTTCGCAGGGACTGCTTGAGGTCCTCGAATGCCGCGCCACTAGCACCGGTACCAGCGCGAATAGTATTAAATGTGGTCTCGAACTCGCGTCCCACATCAATGAGAGTGGTCTTGATCGCAGCGAATCCAGCGAATCCAGCGACCGCCCCCACAGCAAACCCCGGCATAGCCTTGAGCTTGTCCATCACGCCCGAAAGAGCCTCATTGCCCCTATCGCGGAATTTCTGCATGCCACGAGTCATCTTCCCCGTTGACTCAGTCGCAGACTCCTGTGCCTTCTCCAGCTGCTTCGTGCGCGAAGTGATATTTTCGGTTGCTTCAGCGACCTTAGTTTGCGCCTTGGCTAAACTCTTTTCCGAATCGGCAACCTTATCCGTTGCAGCATTCAGTTTGGCGCGAGCAGCGCTAAGCTTAGTGTCTTTCGCAGCCACCTGCGCTGCAGCGGCGTCACGTGCTGCCTGGACACGCTTCTCCCCCGCTTCCAGCTCAGCAGCAGACGCCTTGCCGGAATCACGGAGTTTTTGAAGCGCGGCCTCCTCCTTTTGGATACTGGCCGCGCCTTTCGTGCGTGCTGCTTCGAGTTCAAGCTCCGCAGTCTTAACTGCTTTTGTCTTGGTCTCGACATCCTCCTTGGCTTTAGCCACTGCCTTTTCTGCATCGACTGCAGCCTTGGAGGCTTTTTCGTGGAAGGCCTGTGCCGCTTTCAGGGACTTATTCGCCTGTTCAATACCCCCGCCGATCCCCTTTTTCAGGTTCTCACCGGCTTCTTTGGACAGCTTCGCCAGTGGGGCGCTAAGCTCCGTCTCGAACTGGCGTTTTAGCCCGCGAAGCGATGGGGTGATCGGTAATGAAGCGTGCCCGATTGCGGACATGGCAACCTCCTTTAAGTAATCCCGAGCCGCTTCTTACGTGCGCGCTCAGCAGCCAAAACGGCCTTCTTCTTCGCCTCGAACTCCGACTTCTTCCGCTCTTCCTCGCGCCGATTCCACATAGGATGAACCTCCCCAATCAACGCAAGATAAAAGAGCATGAGGACATAATCAGTGGTGCTAAACCTGTCGGAATCACTAATTTCAGTCCAGAACCTCGAAGATTTTCGGTCCAGACCGTCGACTAGCAGCAATAGCCGCCGCGTCGTCATACGAGAAGGGCCGCCACCCTTGCGGTAGCGGTCCCTGTAATCCCACCCACGATCAGCAAAATCCAACTCGACTAGGTCCTCATGCTCACGAATCAGCGGGAGGAGGCCTAGTCTTCCCCCAAGCCGGTAGCATCAGACCATGTGTTCATGATGGTGCCGCCAAACTCGGCGGAGCGGGCACCGGCGTTACGGAGCTTCTGCATCTGAGAAGCCCCCAGCATGATTGCAAAAGCCTTCATGTATTTCTCATCCTCGAAGGCGAGGCCGGCATCCATTGGCGCGTCATCGAGAGACGCAGGTGCGGTGAGTTCGACCTCTTTGCCGCGGATATTGACGGTGAAGGTGACGGTTTCGATTTCGTCGACTTCGTTTTTGGCTGGGCTGGTTTTTTCGGCAGTCATGGCAGACCTCCTATTGAGATATGTGTGAAAAGTTTTTGGCGGATCTATGGTTATGGCCCCGCGCCGATCTGCCAGAAACGCGGGGCCATGTGCGAGCACAGGGGGCTAACGCACAGTAACGGTGTTGCTGTCACCGCCTGTCAGTGAAGCGCCATCAGCGGTCAGGTTCCCCTTGATACCCTTGACGGTGTAGGGGCCACCTTTGCTGCCTGTGACAGAGGCTTTCTCCCCGCCCTTGACCTTGCGCAAAATCAGCTGGACAGCAGACGCCGTGGCATCATGATCAATTGCGGCGGATTTCTGATTGTCAATGGAAAGCGTGAACGTTCCCCCAGAGACTTCGCTCGGGAGGGTAACGGTCTTAACCTGAGACTCTTCCTCTTCCTCTTCCTCGAGGGACGTGACGAAGCGGATTGGCTTCACCTCACCATCAGTGATCTTAGGCGCATCAATGGTGATCTCATCGAAAGCGTCCTTAAGCTTGCCGGTCTGGAAATCAAACTCAATATCCTTACCCTCGGGGTCCTCACCGAAAGACAGGTTTGCGATCGTAGCAATCGCCTTATGACGGGTGACAGTGATCTTCTGCTTGCCGTCCTGAGTGGTGCCGATCATCGCGACGTGGCACAACGCGACCTTTTCCGAGTGGAGCAGGACAACGCCGTTAGCCTCGCCCTCTTCAGGGGTCACGGTATCTGGCCACGCGATCTTATCCACAGTCGCATTGCGCTCAATCACCGAGGCTTTGCCGGTAAGCTCGCCTGGTTTCGTGGATACAGCGACCACACCATAGCCCCAGCCCTTGGTCTTATTCTTGTCGATAGCGCGAGTCAGTTCGACCTTAGAGCCATCAGCGAGGATGCCGACAGTCTCCCAGTCCTCACCGAATTCACCATTCAGTGAAATTTTTGGATTATCTGCGAAAGAAACCAGCACTTGGCCGTCCACGTATGGCTGTACGTTTTCGGGGTCGCGGAGTGTCGCATTCTCGCGAATATTATCTTTGCTCATGAAAACACCTTTCGGTTAAGCCCGACCGAATAAACAGCCGACGCGACCCAACCCCCCACACGGGAGTCCTTGGTCACAATCAGCCCAGTCGAGGCACGTATAGAAAAAGCCCACGGGGCTTGTCCCATGGGCTGTAAAAGATGACCATCAATCGCGGCCATTAATCGGCGGGCCGATGGCCCATCCGGTGCGTGGACCGTGATTCTGATTGATTCACGCGTCCACGCCTTGTGAGAGATCGGAGTTCCATCAGATGTCACGGTGACGAAAGTGCCTTGGCTTGGAGTCCATCCTTTTGGCAACACCGCGACAATTCTTTCTGGCATGTCAGTGAATTTTCGGATACGCCGAAGCATAAGCCCCGTAGCATCCTGCTGCACCCACCCCATCAGCTATCCCCAATCTCATATCGGCGAATGTCAAGACCATTCTCAGCAGCTGCCTTCGTCAAAACACCATGCTTAGCCTGCATCGCCAGACCACCAGGGTGCGCGATCGTCACCATTCCACGAGGCCTACCCGTGCGATCACGATCAACCCTTGTAATGACTTCGACCTCATCGGGGACATCCACAGACGCGGCAACAGCCTTTGTCGCGGCGGCTAATTCATCACTGTAATTCTCAGCGAGGAAATCCATCAGCGCGGCATGATTAAAAGTCACAGTAGCTTTAGCCATCAGGTCTCCTTCCGCTCGCAAATAATCTGGGCCCGCGGCCGATGCGCCCGAAGCACAGGGCGACGCCCATACGACCAATCCCACGGCTTATAAATCACCGCGTATGCTTCGCCGCGCACCACAACCACATCACCGATTTCCACAGGGGGCGAATCGGTTGTGAGCAATTGCAAGCGGCGACTATTCCCGTCGACAACGCCAGCACTGGGATCGGAGATAACGCCGTCCCCGACGGGGGCTACATCAGCCATAAAAAAGGACCCCTTAGGGGGCTTAGTCAAATTGCCGTCATGATCATATTCAGGGGACGCTTGAACAAGAATCTTTTCCATCAACGCCCCCTAAACATTTCAGGCCACCGCAAAGGCTTAGGGAAGCTCCCACGAGGTCCACAGCCAGCCAAGCCTAGCCGCTCACGCTGCACATCAGTAAGAAGCACACCAGACCACGTGACAGAACCAACATCAGCCCATGTGACGGAATCAGATTGTGGCCCCGTCGTCGAGGTAGCCGACCTCTGGCCCACATTCCCGCCGACGAGAGCAGCCGCAGAGACCATCTCTAGGACAACGAACCGCACGGTCGCCCCTAGCCATGCTTTCTCCTTGACCTCTCGATCAAAATCACGGCCAGATCGTAAAAACTCAAGCCGGATAATCTCTAGGGAATCCGAGATAAGAACCTTGGCGCGCTGCACATCCGCACCAACAAGGGGGGTCGCAAGGCGTGCAGAAACATCATCTGGGGTGATCTCAGGAACCATCACAACCCCCTTTACATGTGATTACTCAGCGGCTTTGACAGCTGCAATGATTTCTTCACGGCTGAGACCCTTCACATCAAGCCCCAGACCCTCGGCGTATTCCCGCCACTTGTCGATACTGCTTGTGCGATAAGGGCGCTTGCCTTTCGCCAGCTCGGTCTCCTGTGGCTCCGGGGTTTCATCCTCGACAGCCTCCGGAGTGTCCTTTTCCTGTGGCTCCGGGGTTTCATCCTCGACAGGCTCCGGCTCACTATCGGACACTACCAGCCCTAGCGACAGAAACTCCCCAGGGTCTGCAAAATCAACAACCGCAGGGGGTAGGTAAAGACGATGAAAGCCGTCCACGGTAGCTGTGAACGGCTTAAGAACACGTACTCGCATTGCTTCCTCCTAGGAGAACATACCCTCGATTTTGACAACAGCCTTGGGATTATCGACCGCAAAAATTCGCTGGCGGAACGCGTCGACACGCCACGACATGTTCGTGCCACCATGAGCTACATCACCGGAAGGGCAATATAGTTCACTGATGGTCATCGGGATGGAATCGGAGAAGAAACCAGCCGTACCCGACTCCAAGACGTACATTTCATCTTCCTTGAGCCACGCAGACGTGACAACACGCAAGCCGGCAAGAGTTGCAGGCAGCATACCCTTGTAGAGTGGGTTCTCTAGCGCGGCGTTGCCGTTGTACAGCTTTTGTGTTGCCTCATGCTCCAACGCCGCATCAAGTGCGGACGTGGAGATAATGAGCGTGTCGGGGTTGTAGCCAAACAGAGTATCGGGGCGATTCTCAGGGCGAGCCTGCGAAATCATCCGCTTAGCAGCACGGAAATCGCCCAGCGGATTACCATTTGAGTTTTCCCACTTATTGGTCACCTTCAGCGTGGGGACCTTCGCACCCGCAAACGCGGCCAGCGCGGCATCCACAGAAGAACGGACCATCGTGTTCTTTAGCGCCGTAACTTGCTGATTCACACGATCGATACGGTTAAAACGCCGCATCTCATAGGACACCTCAATACCGAGGGCGGTCTTATGTCCAATGATGGAGCGAACCTTTCCATCCGAAAGGTGGGAAACGGGAATCTCCGCGTATTCCGCCACCGTTTCAGCCTTGTCCTCCAAGAATGGTGTTGCGGCCTCGCGGAACGCCACCACGCCCTCATTCGTGCCACCATTGCGGAAAATCGCTTCCTCAAGAAACGCTCCCGTCAAATCCTCGGTGATGTGCTGTTGAATATAGGTGGGGTCCTTGACCATCGCATCAACATTGATCGTCTCACCTGTAAAAGCACCTGTATAAGTCATTATTTATTTTCCCTTTCGCTTAAAGTTCCATGGAAGAATCAGCCGCAAAAATGCTGGGGTGGAAAAGATTCACGCGAACGCGCCCACCATGATCGGCACGCTCAGCAATCCCCACCGGCTTCTTTCCACTTGCCTTAGTGGCAGAGCACACGGTGCCATTAGCACCGGCGTAGACTTTCGCCCCCGCTTTAAATACGGTGCCCTTGCTGAAATTCGTTTCGGTGGGGTCAATTGCCACGTCAACAACGGCCTGCGAGGTCACCACCGCGACCTGCGCCGGTAGACCATGCGAAAGGTCACCCCACGGACGCTCCTCAACCTCAGGTGCGGCAGCCTGACGCACATACCCATAGGGGAATTTTTCGCCATCAGCATGCTTGATCTTTCCCTCTTCGGTGAGAACAACAAGCCGGGACTGCTCGATCTTCTCCGCAGCCTCTTTAGTGGTCGTGGGAGTTTGTAGAACGGTATTAGCCATTTTTTACTTTCCTTTCCTTTTTAAAACTTCACAGACGAAAACGGAGACGCAACCGCCTTAGCGGTTTCACGCTGACCCCCATAGCCGGCTTCTTTCCGATTCACCGACCCCTTAGGCAACTTGCCCCACGAGGCACGGGCCATATCTGCATCCTTACCCATCGCCGTAATCGCTTCCGCACGGCGAGCAGCAGAAAAACGCCCCTCCGCTATCCACGCATCAACTTCATCGACGAGCGCACGCTCACGCTCCGCAGCGACCATCTCACCGGCTTTTTCATGCGCAGCCAGCAGATCCTCATACACAGCTCGGGGAACCAAAACCGAATCAGAATCCGCTGGGGATTCATCTGCCGGGGCGTCATCCTCTACGGACTCCTCCACTTCGGGCGCCTCCTCATTGGGTTCATCCTCGGCAGGTGCTTCTTCGACTGCTCCTTCTACAGTCTCCGTCTCCTGCGGCTCCTCCTTGGAAAGCGAGTTCATGAAAGCAAGCAAAGAAGCCTTAAGCTCATCTTCCCGACCCTCAGCGTTTAATTCTTTAGCCAAACTATTTAGCAAGTTCACAGCCTTCCCTTCCTCCTTTTTCGCCCGTGCACGACGCACCAACGCCGGCTCAGGTGCTTGATCACGCGACGCAAAACGCATCGCATTAAACATCCGTGTACGCGTGGTATTAGAGACACGCGCACCGGTGCGGATTTCATCCGCCAGCCCAACAAGAACGGCCTCTTCCGCAGAGAAATAAGCGTCCTCGGCCATCGCCTCACGCCATTCCTCCACCGGCGTGCCCGACTTATCCGCATAAATTTGCGCGATCACATCAGACATGCGCTCTAACTCTTCGGCCTGCTTACGGATTTCCGCCGAGTTGCCCGACACATCAGCCCATGCGTCATGCACCATCAATGACGCGGACTCCTGCATGATCAATAAATCCGCACCGCCCACCGCGATATACGACGCAGCAGACGCGGCGATCCCGTCCACAATGACGGTGACCTCGGCCTCATAATCACGCAAGGCATTCATAATGGTGATGCCCTCAAAAACATCACCACCATATGAATTAATATGCACCTCGACGGGTGCGCCACCGGCTTCTTTCAGCCAAGAGGCAAAAAGGCTAGAGGTGATCCCCCAACCTCCAATATCATCAAAAATATCTATACGGTGCGGCACTTACGCGCCCCCTTCCTCATCAGGTGGAGGCGCGGGAGTTGAAAGGCTAATGCCTTCCTTTTGATCAATCTCCAAGCGCGCCTTTTTTTCTTTGACTGCGTCCTCGTAGGGCTGGTGCGGCGGTAGCCCACCCACGCGGCGTACATGCTCGTCCAGAACAGAATCCGTGAAAATAACCTTGGACGTCGCCAGACTGGTGAGCTGCTCCGGCGTGTACTCCTTGCGCGAGGCGATCGGATCGCACGTAATTCGTGGAAGCGGCCCCGTGTAATCGGGGTAGGCAAGACGCACCAAATCCTCAACAATGTGCTGGGTTGCGACATCCGCGATCCATTCCGCGATAGTTTGCAAAGCCTGAACAAAAAGATCGGCCTGTGTGCTGGCCAGAGCGAAAGAACCACCCTGACTATCCAGATTCAGGAAGTGAGCAAGAACAGCCTTAGCGATCATTCGGTCGTGATAGGTAATTGCCTCACGCGGCGAAACTAACTGCCCGGACACACCCAGAATCTTCAAATCCGATCCAGCTGGAATAGAAGCACCAGATGATTCACCAGAACGCGCCGCCTCAACAACCCGCCGCCCGTTCTCCAAATCACTATCCGGGTTTTTACTGATATCCGATCCTCTATAAACCGGCAGCCCCATGCCGTTTCGGTCCAAGATGGTCAGCTCGAGCCTTAGTAGCTGGTCCCGCAGTGACCAGTGCTTATAGCTGGGGCGCAGGATCGACGTACCATACCATTCCCCGCCCTCGTCGTCGTGCACATAGGCTACGAGGTTTTCCACGGGGATTTGCGGTTTCTCCGGATCCATCCCCTCAGCCCCATACTGTGTGATGCCTAGAAGCCCGCCATCCTTAGCGACATGAATTTTACTAATCGTGCCAGGCCACCGCGGGGCAAGCTTCCGCAAATGCTCTTTACCATCCGCACCTACCTCATATACCTGCTCAAAAAACATGTGCCCATACACCAATGCTTTTAGCGCTTGTTCAACATGCGATTTCCACGAAAGATGTGCCGAATGTGACGCACTCGAATCGAACGGCATCCCACCCAGCACATTCAGCCGCAAATCATTAGAAACATGCTGCACGATCTCATCATCAGCACCATTAGGGTCAAGCCACCAATCAGCCCTACGAATCGGCAAACACACAGCATTAATAACAGACTTGACCTGTGCATCCTCACGCGCCATTTTCGCATAGACGCGGGTGGAATGTGGGAAACGCAGCTCCCAATTATCTTCTCTGAGCGCCAAGTTCCGAGCTATGCGCGCAGAACCGACTTCACGTTTTATTGACACACAACCCCCTTTAGAAACTCATCGACAGAGCAGATTGCCGATACTTCCGCGTAGTCGCATGACCGACATAGCGCTTCTTTTTCTGCAGCGCCTCCACATCGACCGTGGCGGCGGTGTACTGCATCAGCCCCCACACAGCGAGCGTAGCGGCGATAAAACACGTCACATCGCCTGTGAAAGGGTCAATGGAGCGATAACGCCCCCGCTTAGCGCGCTCTTGCATTACACTAAGCGCCTCCAGCCATCGAGGATCACCATCATGCTTAATTCGCCCCTCCGCCCACATTGTAAGAAACAGCTCATATGCTTGCGCGACTTTTCCTCCGGTGGGGACAACGGGCTCAATCTCCGATTTTTGCAGCATTGGGATAAGCGCGGAACACGGCCCAATGTCATCGACGACAGCTACAACTGGGTCGTGCATTAAAACATTGCGAACAATCGACCGTGACAGCTCATCGCGTACAAAATCAGACCCAGGGGCCAAGGTAAGATAAACGAACCCGTCACCCTGTAACGCCATAACCATAGACGCAGCAGACGCCGATGGTGTAGCACTAACCGCTATCGCAGAATCCTCAAAATCAGGCGTATCAACCGCCGCCTGCGCCCACTCCACCGGATCAATAATCGGAATGAAATCAGCATTAACGTCCTTATCACGGGGAACCCAATCACCAAACCCCAAGGACTCCACAAGATAACTCGCATAAAGGACGGCGCTTTTCTTCGCAGCTTCTTGATCATCCTGCAAATCCGCGATCTGCGCCCCAACATCCCCACTTTCAACCAAGCTGGGATTTGAAATCATCAAAGCTTCGCGACTAAACGGGTCAACTTCTTCAGGATCGGCCGACCACTCACGGAACAAAATGCCATCCGCGCCGTCAATCCCCGCCCACCGGTGAGCGCTAAACACCTTGCCGTGATAATGCACGGCGCGATTTACCGGGGAAGAAATAAAAATCTTATGGGGGTTAGGTCGGGCGCGGGTTGTCTTTGAAATCGCCGAATAAACCTCATCAGGTAGGTTATAGCACTCATCAAAGACAAGAAGATCAATTGACAGTCCTCGACCGGTTTTATCGGTTCGGGTTCGGAATTTGATTGTCGCACCGTTGGGGAACTCAATGGATTCTTTCCCGTTGCTGTGAACAACTTTCGGAATGCCGTCGTACTCGCCCTCCCACCAGTAGAGAAGATCGTCATTTTCCGCGATGAAAGACCACAGGCGATCCCGTGCATCCACCGCCGTATCCAAGAAGTGCGCAGTGTGAAGAATTTCCTTCTCACCGAAAAGATAAATACCCGCAAGCTCACGCGCTATCAGGACCTCACCCTTACCATTCTGGCGAGGGACAACAACAACCGACTCGCGATAACGCCAACGCCCATCAGGGGCGGTACGGCACATATCCCGCAGTAAATCCTCCTGCCATGGGAAAAGCGTCATCCCTAGCCAGCGGGCAAACTTGACGGCCTGCTCTCCACGAGTAGTGTCCCCCTCCACGGGGGAGAAAAGGCGCGGGGACTGCGAACCGATCAAAGACTTTGAAAAACTCACGACCCCACCCCTTAGACCACTTTAAAATCAGGACGCGACCGCTTGCGGGTCTGTGCTTTTTGCTCACCGAAAAGATCAGGGCGACTTTTCACCCAGCCGCGCAGCTCTGCAGACGCTGCTTTCTCAATCTCCAAAGCCGGATGTGGTATAGGGAAACCCTTGCCATCATCAATGACGCTTCCCTCATTAATCCACGCGGTACGTGCGTCAGCCGCACGGAGCGTTAGGCTTGCGACCGTTTCAACCACGGATTCATCGAACGGATTCAAATCCCGCCCTGCTCGAATACGCTCCACCTCAGCCAAAAGCCGATCATCCACAATTAATCACCTCCCCAGAATATTTTTGGTATGGGAAACCCCAACCGAAACAAGGGGTTGGGGCTAAAAATTCAGCTAGCCAGCATCGCGAGCAAGAGAAACACGCCCCATCCGAATGCTTCCAGTATTACGCGACACACTAGGAAGAGCTACCACCGTGCGATCAGGATCAACCGTGGACAGTGCCGGCATGACACGGCCAAACGACCGTGACGGCGGGGCCTCACGAAACGCCGCGCCCACAAATTCCTCGAACATGTCACAACGCGCCGCGTCGTCCGTCATCTCGAACTGTTCACAACGAATATTTTTATTCAAATTCATAGAAGATGTGATGCACACATCCCACTCCTCATTACGAATAAGGACAAACTTCGCATGAGTACGCACCGTGATAATGGACTCCTCACCGAAAAGCTCAGCTACTGTAACTGCTCCTGCTTGCCCCTTTTTCTCGCGGCCGGAATCCATCACAAACCGAATTGAACGGACGCGCCCATCATCACAAAAATTCTTAGCGGCCTCAAGATCATAAAAGCCAGAAGACCACGTAGCAACAGTCACATCAGCAGGACCGGTTTTATCCAGTGTCGCCTGAATCAGATCGATCAGCGAAAACTGGCCATACGTTAGGGCCATGACGTCCATGCCGTGGTCAAACCCGTCAATCGCCTGCGCAGCCACCCCAGCCTTAGCGAAACGCGCATGAGCCTTACGTGCTGGGCGAACATGCGCCGCAACACGCGCCTTATCACGTGGGGCAAGAATCGACTCGGCTAAATGTTTCACCTCGGCTGGGGAAAGCTCCACACCCTCAGACTTTGCTACAGTTTTTAAAACCTTAGACAGCGCGCTAAAATCAGTCACATCAATCACTCCCTGATTAGTGGTTGGTCACGCCCTCGGATGTTACAGCATCGCGGGGGCCTTACATATCCACAATAATACCAGCTCACACCACATTTTTCAAACCAAAACACCATAAAAATAGCCCCCAAAATAAACCCCAAAAAATACCGGGGGAGAGAGAAAAGATGAGGGCAAAGCAACGGGGCTGGGTCAGTTGCCCTACCCCCTTAACATTTTCAGGGGTGGGGTCTGTGCGTCCTTGTGTGGGGCGTTTGCGTGCTTGTTGATAATTTTTGGTGGTTTGGGCTGTCTGGCGGCTTATATGGCTTTGTAGGGCTTTGTGGACTGTTATGCCCATGTAAATGTTTTAGTGGGCTTTGGTGCGGTGAGTGCGGGGCGTTGATGGTCTCCTGTGTGGTCTTTCGCTGCACTGTTGCATGAGCCGTGGAGAAGTCGTGTTGCTTCCTCGCGGTTTTTTGCACCGCCGGCTTGGGTGTGGTCGGCTGCGAGCGCTAGCCCATCGTAGTTTTTGTGTTTGTCTCGATACATGGGTTTTCCGCACCACCAGCAGGGTGTGCCGTCCTCGTGGGTTGCGAGGAGTCGTTTCCGTGCTTTTTGGTGTGCCCATCCGTAGCCGCGTTGTGTGGTGGTCTGCGGCCCACTTTCCGCATACCAGTTTTCCGCCACTTGTAGTAGCTCGGGCGGTCGTTCCTTTATGCAGCGTTGACGGATTTCGTGGATACCTGGGTCAAGGGTGATGATCTTCGCCCCGTGCCTTTGGTACTCGCGTAGTCGCTGGGGTTTAGGCTTTGTGTCGATGATCCACACGTCCACCTCGTGGGCATGCTTCATTGCCTCGCGGATCATGACGCGGCGAGCCTCCCTTACTGCCTGCCTCACTGCGTCAGTGTGCGTATGGTTGTCCGCTGGTGATCCGGTGAGGAGGTTCGCTATGTGGTCGAAGTCTATGCGTATATCACCTTGCTTGGCGTGCTGGGTGACGTAGGTGGTTTTACCTGCGGTTGGTGGGCCTGTGATCACGTAAAGCATTCCCCACCCCCTCATATGCGAAAACCCCCACTCACCTTGTGAGGTGTGGGGGTTTGATTGTATCGAGCGCATAACTCGTCGTCGCGTCGATCATAGCACATAAGTAAACACAGTGCTAGTCGCGGTCGCGTGTGGCCCATGCGAGTACCTCACTAAGGAGATAGCGGGGGCCGTCACCATCGTGGGTGACACTGATGTGACCTCTCGTCCCCCATGTATGAAGGTGCTGGCGTGTGACATGGATTCGCCGCTGAGCAAGTTTGTAGATGATACTCTTTGCCGATTGTCTCCGTTCTGGTCGGTTAGCGAGATCAAGGAGGGTTGGCCCGCGCCCTACCAGCTTCTCTGCTTGCTTAGCCCACTGTGTGAGGTCTTGTAGGAAGAGATCGGCGTCTGGGTGCTCTGCCACATAGTAGGCGCTGAGGGCTATGCGCTCGCAGGGGTCGTCGGCTATGTGGGGGTCGATGCCAAGGGTAGCTTCCCAGTGGGTGAGTTCTTTTGTGATGTGGGCGTGGAGGCTAATGGCGGGGAGATTGCCGGGCGCTGGTAGCCCGCCTCCGTGGGTGCTGCCATATCGGGGGTCGAAGGTTTGTACCCGCATATGGGTTTTGAGTGCATCGACCTCGATGAGGAGGAGCTTGAGGTGACGCGCTTGCATTCGGATGTGGTGTTCTTGATTCATTTTCCGGTTGATCCGAATCCCCCCTCGTCTCGAATGGTCACTGGTGGGATGGTGATCTCATCGATGGTGCCGAGGTCGAGGCTCGCGTCAGTGGGGTGTTTTCTTTGAGGGGTAGAAGAACGAGGGCTCAGGGACTTTATTGGTGACATCTTCGATCCTTTCGAGATGGAATACGAGTTCGAGGCCGTTACGGACAGTGAGATCGGCCTCGAGGAGTTGGGTTGTGCCATTGGGTAGATGGAGGGCAAATTTCCTCCGGCAAGGATGTTTCATGGTTGGTTCCTCGGGGTATGCGTTAGGCCCCTAACGGTGATGATGTCAGGGGCCTTGGCGGGGTGTTGGGGTTATTGGGTGTCTGTTGTGAGTAGTTCGGCTGCGTGGTGTGCGTATTCTGGGACGATTTCGAAGCCGATGGCTTTTCTCCCTAGGTTTTGTGCTGCGCGTAGTGTGGCTCCGGAGCCTGCGAATGGGTCGACGATTGTCCATTGTGGTGGGCAGTGCTTAATGAGCCATTCCATGAGTTCGACTGGTTTTGGTGTTGGGTGTTTGGGGCGGTTTTTTGAGGTTGATGGGTAGGCTTTTATTGAGGTGTAGTTGGGGCCTCTTTTGGGTGATGTGAACCCTTTTCCGAGGATGTAGATTTCTTCCCATGTGCTTCCCCATGGGAGGTCGAGGGCTCCCATTCCTGGTCCGATGTTGGGTTTTATCCATGCGATTGTGTTTCGGCAGGCGGGTTTTGGTACGCGCCATGTTCCGAATATGAGTGCTGGTTTGTTTCCCCATTCGGTTATTAGGTCGTCTCTTGCTTTTGTGTTTTTGTCTCCTTTGATGGGGGTTTGTTTGTTGCCGCGTCCGGTGTAGTTCATTCCGTATGGTGGGTCGGTGATGAGTACGTCTGCAGTGTGGAGTAGGTGTGGGTGGTTTCTGTAATCGTCGTCGATGAGGGTGATGTTGTTTTTGTTGTAGGTGGGGTTTACGCCAGCAATCTTTTCGAATGTTTGTTCTATATACATTGGGGTATATTAACTCCACCTGCAACACCTCAACAACTACCGCCGATCAACTTTCGATCTACACATACAGCCAGTGGCTTATGTGGCGTTCCCCAGCTACTACCACGTCGCACCACATGCCAACGCACCCTAGGCGCTGCATGGGGGTCATATCAGCAAGCGAGGTCATTTAAGGTTTCTCCAGTCAGTCGCGGCCTGTGCAAAGAATTCCTTCATTGCCGGGGTAATCTCCACATGTTCTATATTCTCTTTGTATTCGGTGCATTCTGGGTCGTACCCGTCTGGGTACCGCCTAAAAAGCACTACTTTCCCATGGTCGTAAAAATATGTTGGAGCAAAGTAGACTTCCCCCTGCTGTATTCCTAGTCGATCATTGGATTTTTTGAGTTTTACTAACCGCATTTTTAGCACCTTGTCTTTGCATTTTGAGCCCCACTGCCTGCCAGGTGTGGATCTAGGCCGGTTGGCGGCTGCGGGCTGTGATCCTCCGCTAGTAGTCCAGCTTCTGCGAGCTGTTGTGCGAGGCCGCGGGGGTTGAATTCCCCCGGTTCCGCCTCATATCGGGCGATCAAATCCGCCGCTTTATCTAGGTTGCTCATCGCGTCTCCTCTTGTTCTTTGTCTGCTAGTAGTCCTGCGTCTGCGATACGCTGTGCTATGTCACGGGGGTCGCCCGTGTCTTGGGAGATGTAAAAATTCTCTTGCAGCCACTCATGAATCACCTGTGCTGCCTCATTAACGACGCTCACGGTTGGTCCTCTTTACGGTTGGCTTGGCAGTATTCGACGTATGCGACAAACTCAGACAGTGGGCGGCGCTCCCACATCTCAGGATCAGGGGCGAACTCTTGGCTGCCTTTTAGTACATCGTCGGGATTCCATGTAGTGATGATGACAGGGCGGTGGTGCAGGTTACTGCTGCAATACACGTGGGGTGCAACAGAAAAGCAGCCATGGGCTGTCCAGATGAACACGAGGCGCGGGATATCTTCGATAAAGAATGGGGCCTTTAACCTCATATTCTCTTTATTCTTAAGCTCATGCTTGTATTTCCTACCGAGCTTCCTACGTCCGTCGAGTACGTAAACACCCTCACCAAACGCATAATCATTTGGCCCTGGTAGCTTGAGGTTTTTATTCACGCTGCCAGGATCGTTGGGGACGAATCCGTCCATGTAGTATTCATCTTGGCGACCCATGAATATAGCTTTGTCGTAGTCACAATCAAGTTCTTCACAGACCTGCTTACAGAAAGCGACCTGTTTTTCTTCATGCTCGGCGGCAAGTTTATGCACCCGCGTATTCTCATGGGGGTCTTTGCAGACCCACCATGCACGAGCCTCGAAGAAGGTCTCGTCGAAGTCTATGCCGATTAGGTCTTTAATCTTCTCTGGGTGTAAAACATCAGTAGTCATTTAATCCCCTGTCGCTCGTATGAGCCTTTAGGCCCGTAGTCTTCTTCATCTAAGTCCCAGAACTGTTGACCATCCCATACGCTTGTTTTCGCGCACCCGGTGCAGCGGCGCAGTATGAGGCGTTTCTTTTGTGCCGTCCGCAAAATCACCACATTGCCCTCATGACTGGATTGCTCTACCACGCCGCTGCACATGATCCCGGGATTGGTGCATCCACAGTTTTCACAAGCACGTAGGCTTGTCGGGCCGCATATAAATGGTGCTTGTGTCCACTCGCCCCAGTCGATTGTGTGACCATCCCACCGCTCCGGTACACGGTCAAGGATGTTTAGAATACTCATTCGATCATCTCCAATTGTGCGCGTCGAACACGGTAAACGTCACTGCCGCGGTATTCACCAGTAGGGTTATGAAAAAGCACATCATCTACTAGCCACATGTGTTCGCCAGCATCGATAGGACATAGCTTCTCAACGTTTCGCTCTTAGCAACCGCAGCTTCTGTGCACGTGCCTCATCGATCCAGTCTTTACCTTCTGGCTTACGCTGCTGATTAATTCTTTTTGCCTTGTTCAAATAGGACAAAATGTACGGGTAAGCGGAAATCGTCTCACAAAGCTGGTTATGCGCCGATTCATGGATGCTCAGCGCTGAATCGTCATCATCAGGGTCTCCAAAAAGACCAGTGAGGTAAGAATAATTAGTCGCAGTAAGGTCGTCGCCAACCACGCTTGAATAGGCCCTAGCTACCGCTCTGCACCCGTCCCCTATTGCGGCGTTTAGGGAGGTTTCTTGAGGGGCCGTGTTATCCCCAAAGTCTCGCGTTAGCTGCTCGTGGATCGCATCGAGCATTTCCGCCACTGTGTAGAAAAAGTCGATCATGTCAAGGTGGCTGATGCCGTGCCAATCGCCTAGGGGCATAAGGTTGTCAAAACCATTGGCAGTTTCGCGCAAGTTGTTGGAAGCTTCTCCGATTTTTTCAACTGCTTCAACAATTTTCATTCTTTGCTCCTAAATGGGTTGTAATGATTTTTGCTCCGGGATTTTCGTTGAATGCTTTCAGCCCCCATGCCACGGCTTCGGCGATAGCTACCGACCGGTGCCAGCCCCCTTCGCAGAAAATGATCACCGTGTCGCACCCCTCGTAGATTGATCCTTTTATGCGATTGGCGGTTTTTATCGCGCCCTGTGGATCAAGTCTCGCGATGCAGAGCATCACAGTGGGGTCTGTGCCGAAAAGGTCGCCTACCTCTCCCGAAGGGTCGGGGAGTATGCGGGCGTCAACCACCGGCGCGTGAGGGTGCTGAGCTTTCGCCGCTTCGAGCTGGTCAACCCCGCACGTGATTAACTCGATCCTTCTCATCAGGCGTCACCCCAGCAGTAATCCGCACCATCTTCGTCAAATTCGCGGTATTCCTGCACCACAGCGCTAACCCCCAGCAGGATCTCGATTTGATGCTGGTTGCATTGCTGAAGAGCTTCGTCAATATCATCATCACAGCGGTCAAGATGTGAGGCGAGAGCGCGTAACGCCCCCGAGGTTGTGTTACTTCCGCGTTGTACCTTCCCCATGGTTTTATTTCACCTTCTTTCCCCGTCTCCTGTGGTTATCTCCAGCCACATCATTGGCGGTTCGCCTTTGCTGTGTGAGTGGATTCGCGGTTCTGGTTTGGACATGTGAATGTGATCGTCGTCTTGGACGACGCCGTAGCCGGGCTGCTTGCCGGTCCCGGCTACGCTGAGCGCGTCGTACATGGGTTTCGCTGAGGCGATGAGATTGTCGGTGTCCCTGCGCCTGTTGTCGGCAGGCCTGTAATGCAGTTGCACGGTAACGTGGTTGAGATGCTTTGGTAATGCTGCTGCTGTGGCGAGGGTAAGGACTTGGTTGAAGATCGTCTTGTTCTCTTTTGCTTTTGCCATGTAGTGCTTGCGGTCGTTGAGCGACAAGGGCGGTTTCGTCCATGGCAGGTTGATGATGTATTTCACTGGAGTAGTTCCTTAATAGCATCGAAGTTTTTGGTGTCGAACCCCGTCCAGCGGCAGTTCTCGCCGTTGACCGTTGCCTCGACGAGGGGAGTTCCGTTTCTCCGTTGGTGGCCATTTCTTCGACTTTGTTCGGGTAGTTGTCGATGAGGTCACCGATGACGGTGAGACCTAGTTGTGCGAGCTTTCGTTCTGTTTGCCGGCATTTCATGCAGCCTGGTCGGCCGTAGACTGTTGCGGTGTTGTTCATATTGTTTTCCTTCCGTGGTTAGGCGTATCGCCTGATCAGGTGGCGAATTGTTGGCGTTGCTTGGTAGGTACGTTCCATGCCTCCGGCCATGAGTGTGACGCGTTGTCCGTCGTGCGACCATGAAATTGTGGGGTGTGCTTCGAGTAGCCACATCATGGTTGTGGAAGCTGGTTTTGTCCGTGGCATCATCGCAGGCGTTGGCATGGGCTGATCCTCTCGATAATCGCTGCGATAGCTTTAGCTTCGCGGGCGGTCAAAAACACCCCGTGGTGATTCGCATAGATTGCGAGCGCCTCCGGGGTGAATTTTCTGCGCCACCAATATGGGTCGGTGCTCATCAGAACGGCGGTTGATCGTCCGCGTTTGGGCCCCACGCGTTGCCTGATTGCTGCCCACCCCACGGGTCGTTTTGCTGGTTCTGTTGACGCTGCTGCTTCTGCTGGTACCCTCCCCCGCCTTGATTGTTCTGTGGGTTTCGTGTGACCTGTGTTGTCGCGTAGCGCAGGCTCGGTGCGACGTCGGTGGTGTCAAGGTTGATGGCGCTGCGGTTTTCGCCGGTGTTCTTGTCTTTCCACGTGTCTGTGCGGAGATTACCGGTGACGATGACGCGAGTACCTTTGGTGAGTGATTCGCTAACGTTTTCGGCCATTTTGTTCCACGCGGTGCAGCGCATGAACAGCGGATTACCGTCGTCCCATTGGCCGGTTTGTGAGTTGTACTTGCGTGGGGTTGATGCGACCGTGAATGTTGAGATTGCGGTGCCGCTTTGTGTGAAGCGGAGTTCTGGGTCTGCGGTGAGGTTGCCGACGATAGTCAGCGGTGTTTCGTTAGCCATGTTGGTCTCCAATCAAAAAAGCCGTGGCTTAGGCCTGTTTGCGTTGCCACGGTGATGTGTAGGTTTTCCTGTGATGGGCGAGGTGAGCCTCACGTTGTTGGTGTTTGCGTCTGCCCTCTGGGTTGTTGTCCCGGTATGCGATTCCTAGGCGTGAGGCGTGGGGGATCTTTTTCACGCCTTTTTTGTCTTCGCAGTATTCGCCGTCTGCGGCGTTGCATTCGGGGCAGTGGACATGGATTGCGTCGTTGATTTCGTAGGCCTTGTCGATGGGTGTTCCGTAGCCGTTGGACATGTTTCGCCTCTCCGCTTGTATTTCCCGCCGATTGCTTTGGTAGGTTGTGGCTGTTGCGTGATTTTTCGGGGCTGGTAGCCCCGTAGGCGTCCGAAACTGCCGTCGGCTATCTGTTTATCCCGTTCGATAGTTAAACGCTCCCTGTGGGCTCTCAGCTGCGGTGCGCGCACTGGGTCAGATTCCCACCGGACGAGGACAGCCCTTGCGGCGTCTTTCAACTCCCGTGGAGTGGCCATCCGAGTGCCGACGAGTTCTAACGCCCAGAGGTCGACTGCTTCCGCCCAGACGAGCGCGGGAAGGTTGATTGAGCCTAGAACCCTGCCCCATGCTTCGATCACGTCTGCGGACGGCTGTGGGAAGCGGTCTGGGGCGAGTGTTTTACCTCGTGCAAGGACGTTGGCGGCTAATTCGCGTTTTTCGTCCGGTGTCATTCGAGTTCACCCACGATCTCAGCATCAATGAAGTCGCGGGGCTGGCCCATCTCAGCGAGGACGTCAAGGTATGTTCGTTCCCCACGCCCTGTGTTGCTGGTTGTGAGCTCGTCGTCCCAGCCTCCGCGGTTAAGCCACGTCGTCGGGTGCGGAATGTACTGCTTGTCCGTACCCGCCTTGGCGTGGTGTGTGGCGAAGGCTTGTGTCTTTGCCATGAGTTCGTCTTCTGAGACGAGCTTGGTGGCTTTCTTCCATGCTTGGAATGCTTTCTCGCGGCCTACCTTGCGTGGGTATGTGGCGTACCAGTCGAGGAAGCGTTGTCGGGCATTGTCGCCTGCTCCGTTTTGCGGAGCGGGCATGTCTTCTTTCTTGTTTGTTCTTCTTAAAGAATAGATAGTCTTCTTATAGTGGCTCATTTCACCGCCTGCGGTATTTTGAGCCCCGGTTGTGACCTGCGCGTTTACATTATCTTCGCAGGTGGGAACCGGGGTGCATATATGATCCCCGGTAGCGTCGTAGAAAACAGTCGGCTCAGCCATGATGATGTAATCCACAGACTTAAACGCGCCGCCTTTGGATCGTCCCTGTTCGCGGGCGATATAGCCAACATCTTCCAGCTCCTTGAGCGCTCTCTTGACTGTTGCCACAGAGACACCGAAGTTATCTGCAATGCGCTTTGTCGTGACCTCCCAGCCCTCACGATGAGATCGCATGAAGCAATAAATCGCTTTCGCGTTGAACGAAATATCAGGACGTCTCAGAAGATCGTTCGCGATCATCGTGTACATGTCGTGGATCTGCGGGCCTTGCCTTAGAGTTGCCATTTTGTTGTTTCACCCCAATCAATCTGATCAACAACCGAGGCCTTTTCAGATGCCCCGGCTGGTGTTATTTCCCCGTCATCGGCGAGCGTCACCCACCGCGATCTTCGGAGAATCTTTGTTTTTTCACTTGGCCTTCCGCGGGCAATGATCAACCCCAAGGCTGCGGCGTCCTTGGGATTGCTGTGTATCCAGTCGTGGCATCGTGTGCAGATATGCACGAGGTTGCTAGGAGTGTCTTTCCCGCCTTGGCTGCGGAGGCGCCGGTGATGAAGCACCTCAGCAGTACCCGTGCAGTGACTGTCCGGTAGGAGTGCTTCACACAGGGTGTCGGCCCGTCCGACCACCTTGGACGCAACATTGTGTGGCATTGTCGGTCTGCGGAGCCGTTTCATGCCCCTTCGCCCCTACCTGCGACCGCGTACATTGTTCGCACACTTGTACCAATCGACCTCACAGCGTCAAGCTGAAGATTCAGCGCTTTAGCTCGCCTGTCCGCGAAGCGCCAAGCCACATATGCCGCGTCCATCGCGTCACGCTCAGCTATCACCGCAAGCTCAACCTGCGCCTTCTTCTCCAGAACAGTACCTTTAGCGGCGATGACAGCGCGGGCCTCTGCACGATCGAACACCCGCTTAGCCTCCATGTACACCTTCTCCCGCTCCGTGACGATGGAAACACCCCTCGCGATCTCGTTGGAGATCTCAAAAATTGTTTGCTCCACCTCAACCGGGTTCAGTGGTTTGCTGATCTGGAAGTCATTCTGCTGAATCATTGACAGACTGCTTAATCTCCGACGCCCGTGCCGTTAACGCTGCTCGCACCGAGTCCAGCACACCGCCAGCTTCTGCGATCTTCCACAATGCCTTCACATCATCGACGTGTGTCGTCCCCGCTGCCATCATGCCGATGACCACGGCCAGCTTCTGGCCAAGTGGCTCCAAACACGGCACCGTCGCGGCTTCATCGACGAGGGCTCGAAGCTGCTCCACATCGGCGACCTGCTGCATGCGGCTCGCGATGTCTTGATACGCGGCGACTTGCTCCGGCGTCGGCTGCGGGGCTGCTTGCTGCTGCGGTTGGCTATGGTCGTAGGTATCTTCGTCTGGGTCTCGCTCCTCAGTCGGCAAGCACAGGGCCTGCAGTAAGGCGGTGCGTAGCGCAACAGAGTGAGCCTTAGCTGTCGCCTTATCCCCGTAGTCATTCGCTTCACCCCAGACGATGACGGACAGTTTGTCGCCAGCTGGGCCATGGAATGTGAGCTGGTAACGGACCCTGACTACGTTAACGATCTTGCCGTTGTTGGTCTGCGCCGTGGAATAGTGAATCTCTAGCACCTCCGGCTGCATAAACACCCCATAGGTGTACAGTGCCGGCCATACTGCATTCATCACGCCGTCGATGCCGCGGAAGTTGTACTTGTTATTCGCGTTGTAGCCTTCTTTTTTCACTGCGCCGACAGCGCGGGAAACGTCGACAAGCACCTGGGCGATTGGCTTTGCTCGATCATCTTCATGTGGTTCCAGCGCCGCATCCTGCTGTTCGTCAGCCTCAACTGGCTTCTCGACTGTGTTTTCTACTTCACTCATTTCTCTTCTTCTTTCTTCGGCAGCGTCACACGCAGCGACCTCGCTTTATTTGTTGACTTCACCGTGTACGCCTCTGCTAGTTCTTTCTCTGCCCGCTTGAACGCGGCAGCATCAAACTTGAAATACTTTTCCGCAAGCTCAGGGTGATCAGCCAGTAACTTCTTCTCCTGCAGCCGGTTCGACGTGCCGAACTTCCACGACACGCTGCCAAGCCCAGACTTATAGGTGATGTCCTTATCCCCCGCGAACTTCTGCATGCGCGCCTTCACATCAGCAAGCTGTGTTTCCGCGCGCTCTGCCGATGTTTTCGCAACTGTGTACTCATCGAGCAGCACTTCCCACGGGTCGGGGGCAGCGTCCTCGTCGAGGAAGCGTTTCTTCGTCGCCTCAATCTCTGCGAAGAACTCAGGATCGGGCAGAACCTCAAGCGCCTTGATTTCTCCTGGCACGTAGTTTTGGTGGACTTCCCACCCGAAGATGCACTTCTCGGCACCAGTCACCCACAGCTGCACCTGCACCTGCACCCAGTAATTATGTGGGATTTCGTCCCAATCCTTATTGGTCGTCTTAATCTCACCAATGACAACGCACTCACCGTCGACGATGCCCAGCATGTCCGGTGTCGCAGCAACACGAGGATCAGCGTCACTAACGCACAGCTTGTCATTCGGTACGAGCCGGTCATCTTCGAACGCCTGTAGGAACGCCGCTATCTCCGGCTCACGTTCATGGCCGTAATCAATCGCCTTGACCCCATCAAGTGAGCGCTTCGGAGTCTCCTTCGAACGCTTCACCTCGGCCCACGCAGCAGGCCCCCCGGTCATGATCTTCGCTAGATCAGTCGCGGTGAGATACCCCCGGCGAGCCTCCAGCCATTCCTCACGCGTTGACGTTTCAATAATCTTCATGGGTGTAGCCCCTCCTTCCCCCATGAGGTTTCCTTTAATGTGCAGTGACCTAGCTCGGTGAGGCCTTCGCTGTCGATGAGGCCTTCTTCTCTAAGGTGCTGGATGCCGGCTTTGGTGAGGTTCTTTTCTCCGGTGCGTGCGTAGAGGCGTAGTGCGATTTCGGTAAAGTCGTCGACGGTTCTCGTTGTTTTCACTCCCAGTGATGCGACATCTTCGAATCGGATACGCTTGATTACCTCGCCGCGTTGTGCTGAGATGGTCTTTTCATTTACCCACCCCATGAGTGGGTACAGTCGGCCGTCGGTGTCTGCGAGGTGGGTGACTTTTCTGGATTCCACAGCCTCTTTTACGCGGTCTTTTGTGATCGGCTTGTGGATTAGCGGCTGGTAGTGCATGGGTTTTCTCCTGTGTGGATTGAGTTAGCTTTTCGTCGGATCTCGTCCGCCTGGTCTTTCAGCGCGTCCACCACACCGTCCAGATCAGCGAGTGCGGGGTCCTCGGCGATACGGCGGAGTAGCCATTCGAGAAACCGCAGCTGTACTGCTTGCAGGTAGGCAGTTTCAGTGGTCACGGCGCACTCCTACTCCCTCGATGCGGTGGAATGCGATGAGTCCGCCACTGGTGGCGCGGACTTTATGCCCGTAGACCTCGCCGGTGATTTCGCGGGCTTTGCCCTCGCGGGTGACAACCCACAGGGGCTTGTCGGTCTCGGATTTCAGGGTTGTGATTGCGGCGGCAATCTCGGTTGGGGTGATCCTGCGACCATAATCCTCGAATGAGGCTGTAAGGATGATTTCGCTTGCATCAGTGCCACGGGATGGGAGCTTCGCGTCCGGCGATGGGGTGACGGCACGGTCTTTCACAGGGCGGGGCATATTGCGCGCATGCGCCTCGACTGCCTGTTGTAGGCACATGATCGACTGTTTTAGGTACTTGTGGGTGGTGGCGTTGAGTGGTGTGGTGCTGCGGATTTTTTGTAGGTCATTGATAGTGCGGCGGATTACGCGCATGGCAATGTCCTGCTGCTCTAGGGGGTTTGTCATCGCGTCCTGCCTAGTCCACTGGCTTCGTTGAGTAGCTCGTATGGGCTGACGCGGCGGCAGAAAAAGAGCTTGTGCCACCAGCGGCGGCGATGGCGGGGCTTATATCCCATTGGGGTCTCCTAAATTTGGGTATGTCTTTACATGGTGCGGTTTTGTCACTGTGACTTTATTTTTGGGTACAGTAACCCCGATCTGACGGGGCTGTACTAGGCCGCGATCACGGACATCACACGGTCACGGTCATAGCCGGTCGCATCCACGAATCGGGTGATGGCTGCATGGCGGTCGCCGCGATACCAACGCATAAAAAATTTGATCTCCGACTGCTCGTATTCATCGAGGAAAAGTCGCGGCTGGTCAAATACCCGGAGGCGCTCAATATCCCGTGGGGCGTAGAAAAATACAGGCCGTGCACCGCTCGTATCCTCGAATATAGGGATGAGCTCGAGGCGGCGGATCCTACCTCTGATAGCGTTGGGCGTCACCCCGAAGAGTTGTGCAATTTCCCGCACCGACATCGGCACCGTGGTGAGCGGCTCCAATCTGGTATCATGCATAGTGCTTGGTCCTTTCTGGTGAGAGGAGGGGCGCGGTAATTTGTTTGCTGAACCGCGCCCCCTATTTTTTTGTTTGGGTGGGGTGCAGGTCCTAGCTAGGGGACAAGGACTGTCGGGAACACCCATCATGGCTAGGCCTTTGCAGGAAGAGTTCCAAGGCCTGCTTTCACACCCCGAGTGCCCCTAACTGGGTTCGAACCAGTAACCCGCCGATTAAAAGTCGGCTGCTCTGCCAGTTGAGCTATAGGGGCAAGATTTATACTGCGCCGGCCGCTACCTCACACAAGGGCGCTACCCCTCGTGTGGTTCCAACGTCCCCCACCGCAGCGACCGCATATTCGACGGCGCTTGTATAACGGCTATGTGGGGGCATGTACCTGCCCGGCGCGTTTCACTGTTGAGTTTTCAAATATCACGGCCCGTGGGCCTTGTGCCCTCCCAGGACTCGAACGCTGGGGGTCTGCCAGTAGGGCTTTTGTTTAGGCGGCGTGCGCTGTGTCGGGTACCTCGAGATCATCGAGTTGCTCGAGGTAAGCGGCGTAATCCGGCGTCGGGATGCCCATTTCCTCGTAGAGGTCTTTGATGTAGAACGCGGTTTCTGCCGATACGCTGGTGAGTGCGTCTACGGCCCCTCGGGCCTGTAAAGCAACCCGCTCGCAAAAGTTCAGATCGTCGCAAATGTTCTGGTTGCATTCGTGCAGGGCCGTGAAGTCCTGTGTCATGCGGGATGTGAGTATTAGCAGCCAGATCACCACGCCGGATAACACAGCGAGAAGGGAGAAAATAGCGATCATGGTGGAGGTGGGGACAAACATTTGCGGTGGTGCTTTCTTGTTATTTGACGGTGTTTTTCTTGGCGTACTCATCAATCGACGAGCGCTTCACACGGAGATTCCTCGGTGAGAAGAACGTGGCTTCGAGCTTCTTTTCATCGACAAGGGCGCGAATCGTGCGTTCCCCTACCTGTGTGTATTGCGAGGCCTGTTCGATGGTGAGCCATTCTGGGGTCAGGGGTGGAGTGTTCATGCTTGTGCCTCTTGTTCGTAGAGGTCGTCGAGTTCGTTTCCGAGGTTGTTTGCTTCTAATAGGAATGCTTTGGCTTGTTCGCGGTCGAATGCGAAGGTGTTTGCGATGAGGATTTCTAGTTCGTCGAGGCGGTTGCGGATTTCGCTGATGCGTTTTTGTGGGTTCATCGTGTATGCTCCTTGGTGGATTGTTTTTGTTTAGCCCTGTTGCAGCGGGGCATTTCTTATGCGGCGAACCCTGATGCGTAGTGGGATAAAGTGTTTGTGGTGAGCATTGAAAATTGGATTGCGACAATAAGCGCTGGTATCGCCCTCGCCTCGCTGCTGTTTACTGTGTGGCAAGCCCACCAGGCGAAGAAATCTGAGGAAGCTTCCGCCGCTTCTGCGGAACGCTCAGCAAGCGCCGCCGAAGCAGCCTCTGTTTCCCAAGCCCGTATCGCTGAAGCGTTGGAAAAAATAGAGTCGAAATATTCAAACCCGTGGAAGGTGAGCCACTTTAAAGGCGATACCTATGCGCTTCGTAATGATTCTGATGAGGAAGTCCTCAATGTTGAATTTGTGACTGATGACCCAATCTACGGCGATGCGGTGCATAAGTACCCACAGCTTCAACCTGGGGACGAAGTATCTTTTAGGTACGCTTCCGCGATGGGTGCCGGCCGTCGGATTGCAGTTCAGTGGACTCGCCCTTCGGAGTCTGAGCCGCGGGTTTGGAATGGTCTCGTCCCTGCCAGAACGACCAGATAGCTACAGCGACGGTTCCTAGTGCGCTGAAAACACAGATCGCTAGGCTGATGATTGTAACGATGCTCATTGTTTTTCTCCTTATATATGGTTTCTTTTACGCGGCGTAATACTGATCCCAGACCTGCTCCATGAGCGGACGGTCAGCCTCGGTATAGCCGTAAACTTCAATGATCCGGCCATTCGTGAGCTCAATTGGTGCTTTCTTTGGCTCAATGCCGTTCACCGCAGTCCAGTGGCTCTTCAGCCGCTTGCCAAAACCCGAGGCCTTGGAACCGAGTTGCTTTTTTGATAAGCCCTTTTCCTTCAAAAATTGCTGCACATACAGCGGACGCGTCGTAGGATCCAGCTCAGGTGTTTCACCCATTCCCCTGGCGAGGATGATGCGGGCCTTCGCTTCAAGGAAGGCATCGTGGATGAGGCCTTTCGCTGCTTGCGCGAGCTCCATTTGCGAGCGCAGCTCAAACATCATCGCTTTCTGCTGGTGCTCAGTTGCCCGCGGGTTGATAGCTCCACCCTTGTGGAAATAAGCATCGAGGGCGTTAGCTGCTTCGAGCTGGTAGGCCTCAAGTGTCGGGCGGGCCGCTTCATTGACGCGGTTGGTGTCGATGGTGGCAAGCCACATCGTGAGGGTGCGACGGTCAACCATGCTCATTTCGCGCTGTTTGCCGTCCGCTCCAACCGTGTCGATGAGCAACACGGTTGCCCACGACTTGCCCTTTAGTTTGTTTCGTTGAGCGCCCCACTCGATGCCGAGTGCGTCGCAGATGTGGCGTGCTGCTGCCCATTCGGTGCCGTCCTTCTGAACCGCCATGATGGGGTTGGAAGTCCCCGGAACAGGGATAGTAACCAGTTGATTGTTCATTGTGGTACGCTCCTTAGTAAGTGGTATTTTTCTTCGGCTCGGTGTTCCAGCACAGGGCCTTTTCTTATGCGACGGCTTCGGCCTTCGGTACGAACATGACGCCTGAAAGCTCCGCCCCTGAGGCCTTAAGGAGCTTGATTGCAGTGGTGAACTGCAACTCCTTTCCTCGCCGGGCGCGCTGCACAGTCCCAGCGGAAAGGTTCAGTTGTGCGGCAAGCTTTTCGTCGGAGGTGACTCCAAAACGCTTGCGAGCTTCATCAATGACCTCGGGGCGAAGAATGTAGTGGCCATCCATGGTGGCTCCTTTCTGTCCGGGTGGCGCATTGTGCGCTACGAGAATCATTATGAATCACTTCGATTCAGATTGTCAACTGGCAATTACAAACGTGTTGGTTTTCCCAGCTCACACGGCATGGATCAATTTGCGTCAATCGCATTTATGGCGCATAATGATTCACATGACAGGACACAAAGAATGGTTCGAAAGCCTCACCAAGAACGCATCTGGGCGGGCAGCAGCAGACCTCGCCGGCATCTCTCCCGCAACCATGAACCGACAACTCGCCCGCAATGCCCTCAGCGCAGAAACCGTCATCTCCTTGGCCCGCGCCTACGGACGCTCCCCAGTGCGCGCACTTCTAGAAACCGGCTACCTACTGCCCGAAGAAACTGGAATGCCCTCCTCGGAAGAACTGCTCCAGTCCCTCAGTGACCAACAGGTAATCGCAGACGTAGCGCGCCGCATCGACAGTGAACCATCCCACTGGCTAGGAACCTTCGATGAAGTAATCGAACGCGAGACCACCCCGCATCTCACCCCCGTACCTCCCCCGCATGTCACCGTCATCAGCGATGATGAACTCGCCGCCGCCATTGAAGAGGCAAACCAACTCCGCGGAGCAGCACACCCCAGAACTGAAGAACTTACAGAACCAGAATCACCATAAGGAGGCCCACGTTGGACCTAGACAAACTAGCCGACGCGCTAGGAGTAACCGTCGCCGAGACCCCGCACCTCGACGACGGCCTCAACGGCCAATACCTCCACCACCGGCGACTCATCCTTCTACGCCAAGGACTAGACCCCTGGACACGAAAAAGTACCCTTGCCCACGAACTCGGCCACGCGTGGCACGGTGATGACATCCACGGCGACCCACGCCTCGAACGTCGAGCCGACCAATTCGCCGCCCAAATACTCATCACCCCCGATATGTACAAAAATGCCGAAAAGCTACACGAAGGCCACACAGGCGCGATAGCATATGAGCTAGGCGTAACACCCCACCTCGTAAAAACTTGGAAAGACCTGTACGAAAGAATCACCGCAGCATGAGCATCGACGAAACCAAAGCTGCATCGCCCACGAGCTGGGCGTGACAACACATCTCATCACCATGTGGCAGGACTGCCACCAAAGAAAGGAAGCATCATAAAGAGAACCCTCATCGCAGCCGCAGCATTAGCTTTGGTCGGTTGCGGAACAGACACCACTCCACCGAACAGCGACCCCGTAGATACCGGGGTTGCGGGGATTGTCGTACCAGCAGATGCAACGAACATCGGCAAAAACGACACCACATACACAGCCGATTTCCCCGCTTGGGAGTTTGAAGACCTTTCCCAATGGATAGGGAAACACAACGGGCATGACATCCTAGACGGCCTAGGTCTGCAGGACGCGGGTCGCCACGACAAACCAGTCCTGCACCACGACTGGTGCTGGTCAACTGATCCACTCCCGGACGGCAGTGTCGAAAAGATGTGGTATTTGATGGTCAGCTCCGGCACAGGCACCCCGAACGTGAAGGTCGTCGGTGGCGGCCCAGACCCCACGGGATGCCGATAGGCACTACCGGTGCACCCAATCGATTGGCATCTATAAAACCGCTTAACACATGACGGCAAGACCGCCACCTATGGAAGGAAGCATCATGAGAAACGCCATCCCCGTACTCGTGGCTGCGCTCATACTGGCCGGATGCTCCGGCCCTGACGGCGACACCAGCCCGGCCCCTCAGTCCACCACGCTGAGCGCCACCTCCACGCCCACGTCGCAGAAGCAGGCCCCCACGTCAACCCCTGCCACGTCGAAGCCTCCAGCTGCGGAAACTGTACCCGCGGCTATCGCCCCAGCACCGCAGCAGGCACCCGAGGCAGTAAATGAAGCTCCCCCAGCTGTTATCGGGTTCATGGGCGCCCCAGGCCACGATACACCGCGTGCGCTAGATAAAGTGATCGACTCCTGTGGCGACCCGCACATACATGAAACTGGCACGACGTTTTTCACTGACGGAACTTCCGGCTGGACGCAGCAATGCTCAGACACCATGCTGGCGCAGCGCCCAGCACCAGTACCAGCGCACGCACCTGAGCCTGCAGGCACTGTCCACCCAGGGGCCTTCTGCGACGGCGGGACAGGCGTATCAAAGACCGGGAAACCCATGATCTGCGCACCAGCAGCAGACGGGCGCAACCGCTGGCAGGCAGCCTAGGTCACATAGGGTTGCACAGACATTCACAACCGTTACGATGGGAGACGACATGAAACGTCGCCCAACGCGCCCATGTCACCTAGAAAAGGCGAAGCCCTCACGCCACCGCCAAGCAAACGTGAGGGCTTCGTGAGACTAGTTAGTTAGCCAAGCTATCGTCTCGCGAATCGCATCCGCGAGTTCATTGACTGCTAACACCTTGAAGGCTCGGACTGCAATCTCACCAATTGCTTTCCGGGCTTTCCCTTTTCCGGCTTGTCACCGGTTTCGGGTTTCAGAATTTCTCAGTTTCACCACTTGACACATAACGTTCTACTACGTTATAATGATTGTAGTGCAGGTGAGAGATGCACAACCAAAAAAGAATAGTGAAGGGAGAGTGATGTTAAGCCCAGAGCTAATCCTCGGAATCATCGCGGTAATCCTCCAAGCCATCCAGGTTTGGCAGAACCGGAAACCGAGATACAAGGGTAAACACCGCAAATAACCCCAGGCGCTGGCTAAACCAGATAGCCAGCCCCTCGGGGCCTCCCCCCACAATACATCAAAAGGAGCAACCACCATGAGGAACCCAGGGCGCACAACCAGCGCCATCGCCGCGCTCGTAATAGCAGGAATCTACGCCACCACACCAAACCCAATCTGGCTACTTGTCGCAGCTGTCACCGCACTTGCCCTCTACAACCTCTACACTGCCCAAATCAGGGACAAATAATGCACCCCATCATCACCGACAAAGACACCGGGCGCGAACTCTGGCGCGTCGCCGACTGTGCCACCCACGTCGGGATCACACCACGCACTTGGACAAACTACGCCGCCAACCACCGCACCCCAGCCCCTGTAGCGCACCTCGACGGCAGAACGCCACTCTGGGATGCCGAAGAAGTCAAAACCTGGCACGCCAACAGGCCCGGCAGCCCAGTAAAAAATCACCCATAAACACACCGCAGCCCCCTACCCTAGGCTGTCATTCACCTTATCCATCAACGTGTCAGTACGCCCGGCGCGAACCTTCATATATACCTTCATGATCGTCTCCAGATCAGACTGTCCCAACAGTGCACCAATCTCCTTTAAGTGTGCGCCTTGTTCTGCCAGTCGTGTGATCAGCCAATTCCTGCCACAGTGCGGGTCAATCTCCGTTGTCACGCCGGCGCGTGTCTCAGCAGTGTTGAGCCGGCTTCTGAAGCTTGTGTCCATGACTGGAGCACCGGCAGCCGTTACGGTCAGCGGGGTAATGGTGCGGGGGCCGTCTGTGGATCTGATCTCGCACTCCACCGGCTCATACGCCGCTAAGTGCTCAAGAAGCAGCCTAGTGTGGCGTCGCATGATCGGAACGTCACGATACCCTGATTCCGTTTTAGGGGTTTGCCACATCAAATACGTGTGCCGGGAGCCGTCCTCTAGTGTCTCGGTAAGACGTTGTGCGTTCTGCTCCACCGTGACCACTACACGTGGTGCGTATGGGACTTCCCCGCGCACCTTCACATGCCTACGCTCTAGACCGATTGCTTCACCAATGCGTAGCCCATGAAACAAAGTCAGCGAAGTTAGCACCTTATACCGTGGTGACGTGGCTTCCATGATCGCTTCCAGCTCAGCATCAGATGGGAGGTACTTTTCTTTCGGCTTCACCTTCACAGATGCCGTTTTGATCTGAACAGGATTAGCGGGGATCAGCTCACGCTCGACGGCGTGCTTCATAGCTGAGCTAAGACACTTATAGGCGCGCTGGTTCGTCGTGATCGTTGGGTATTCCGCGTTGATCGCGTCCCACCAGCGGTAGATGTCATCTTTCTTCAGCTCTGTGATGGGGATACCAGCCAGCCGGATGATGTCAGGATTAATATCCCCCGGTGGTAGTGGTGCGGTGATGCGGTTAGAGACAGTGCGCTGGTAGTTCTGCAGAGTGGACTGCTTGATGGGTTTCGGTCTGCTTCTCAGGGATGCGTAGTAGATGTTGAACCACTCGCCCACTGTTGGTGTGTGGGCGTTTGCCTGTTCCGCTGCTTTGGCTTTTTGTTGTTCGCGGTGTGATGGTGGTGTCCATTCGTCGAATTCGATGAGTTTTTCTTCTTCTGCAAGCCATGCGATGGCGCGGCGTCTAGTGCTGAATGTTTCGGGGGCTTTATGGGTTGTGCCTTGATGGTTGTAGCGGGCTTGGATTTTGCCGGAGGGGAGTTTGCGGAGGCTTCCAAATTTTGACAT